GGACGGCCGGGAGTACATCGTGCCGGTGCAACTGTGATGAGCAAGAAGAGATACGACACCATAGAACGATACGCGGTGGACTGCTGGATCTTCATAGGATTCATGGCCACGTGCTCGCTGGCGGCATACGTCAACACATTATAATAGCCTATTTGAAAGGTTGACCTCCCGCGGGTTATAGTGTATTATAACAATATGCCACTTACACCAATAGTGATAGAACAGACATCCAAGGGCGAGAGATCCTACGACATTTTCAGTAGGTTGCTCAGGGACAGGATAATCATGTTGGAAGGTCCGATAGGAGAGAACACATCCAGCGTTTTGTGTGCTCAACTGTTGTTCCTGGAATCACAGGATGCCTCGAAGGATATCACGTTGTATATCAATTCGCCAGGCGGACTGGTAACGGCGGGCATGGCGATCTACGACACCATGCAGTATGTGAAGTCTGACATACAGACAATAGTGGTGGGCCAGGCGTGTTCGATGGGCTCACTCCTAGCGTCAGCGGGTACACGGGGCAAACGCCTGATGTTGCCACACGCACGACACATGATACACCAGCCACTGGGCGGTGCCTCAGGACAGGCCACTGACGTGGAGATCAGGGCCAACGAACTGCTACGCTGGAAGCGGGAACTCACAGAGATATACCACAAGACAACTGGCCGAGACATAGAGACGCTGAAAGCGGACATGGAACGTGACAAGTTCATGACCCCGGAAGAGGCAGTGGCGTACGGACTGGCGGACAGGATCATCACGTCCAGAGCCGAAGACGACAAAGACTAAGACGTGTTCGTAATACATCCTACACGCAAGGGATTCATACACATTCCACGCACAGCCGGCAGATTCATAGAATCACAATGCAGATCCGTCGACGGATTCGAAAGCATAAGGCCACATCACACCCACATACCTGGAAATGTCAAAGGTTACGAATGGCACACGGTGCTGAGAGACCCAGTGGAGAGAGTCATTAGCATATACAGACACAGCCAAGGCGGAGCCCAGATGACCAAGCACAAGGGCAGTTTCGACGAATTCATTAATGGCGTGGCCACTGGGTTTGAGTGGCACACCAGACCACAGACGGACTTCGTGACCGAGGGCGTTCGATGTTGGACCAGCGCATCAGAATGCGTCCAAGCACTGGGTGGCACGGTCACTGGCGTTCCTATAAATCAGAGTCATTATCCCAGACCCACACTGACACAAGAGCAGATAGACAAGGTCAAAAGCGTTTACCGGTCAGACGTTGACCTGTGGAACAGTATCATAGACCAAGTTCAGTTTACCAACTAGGTTGCGATTGCTAACTATTTGCAGTACAATAACAACATGACAGGCATAACAGCATCAACGTTCATATGGTTCAGGGAAGGCCTAGAGGCCTATCTCATAGTGCAGATGGCGTGGCTGATGGCAAACACCAACAGGCAGAAACTCACCGTATTCGCCAGTACGGTCGTGGCGTTGATCGCCAGCGTGGTGTTGGGTTATTTTGCAATAGATTTCATACAGAACGATTTCGATTTGGTTGAAGCGTGGACGGCTTTGGCGGCCTCGGCCTTGCTCTTTTGGACAGCATGGTTCTGTCACGGTGCCACACAGCACATGAAAGACATCAGTAACAACATGTCGGGTAGCATGATGGCCCTGGCGACCATAGTGTTCCTCACGGTGTTCAGGGAAGGTGCGGAGGTCGTTGCTTTCCTTTCGGGACTCTGGGTGGCCGGAACCTCATTGATTGATATAGGTGTTGGCGCAGTTGCCGGCATAGGTGCGTTGGCCGTGGTGTGCTACTTGTTCAGCAACCAGATCAAGCGGATACCCATAGGCAAGATATTCCGTGCCAGCAGATGGATATTCACTGCGTTGGCGGTTTACTTCCTATACTATGGGATCCACGAACTGTTAGAATAGCAGATGTGAATTTACAAGTTGACATCTGTGGGCCGAATAAGTAAACTAGGTATTGGCACACTAATAAAGGAAATTAAATGTACAAGACCAATCTAGACCTGCAACCTCTCAAAGATAACATCAAACCCTGGGGCGTCAGCCAGATGAACTCTTGGAGGCTGTACGAGAAGAACAAGAAGAAACCAGGATACGTGAAGCACGGCAACGTGTGGAAGTCATTCGAGAAGTTTGGCGTAACGCAAAAGAGGATGACCGACTGGGAGGTACCACCGGTTATAAGCAACGGCGGAACATTTGGCCTGCAACCACAACTGCCCACGTCCAGACCGAGATTGAATTACATCTACGAACTCAACATCTACTGTGACGAGACCAAGGACCTAACAAAGACCAACAGGACCATAGTTGACCAGACCGGTGACCGTGAACTGTCACGGGACGTACACAACGCACTCAGGGACTTCCTAGAACCCATGGGTTGGGAGAAACTGCGTTACTCAAGGTTTCAACAGGCCGCGGGCGAGCACACCGGTAGCCACGTCGACGTACACAGGCAGATGGCCGGAATCCACGACAGCCTTGACGATCCGATCCTCAGTGGTGAGGTTCGCATAGGTGTCATATTCCTCACGGACTGGGCATACGGACAAGGGTTCGGAATGGGCGAGAGCATCGCACAGGATTGGAAGATGGGCGACTTCTACGAGTGGCCTTGGTTCTTCCCGCACCACACATTCAACAACTCGAACGTGCAGAGAGATTCACTCACAGTAATAGGCCGAAAAAGAATCAAATAGCAATGGACAAAGGCGCCATTACATCCGGGAATGCATTCGCGGAAGGCATCGTTGATCAGAGGACTGGCAAGCGATACGCGACCGCCATCAGTGCCATGCTGGAGTGCGAACACTTCGATGATCTCAAGGTATACACAGAATTCACGAAGCAAGGACCCGCACCCGCGGTTTCACTGGCACAACTGTATCAAGACAGGATCTCCAGTCTGCGTGAACAGTATGACTACGTAGAACTGAGTTGGGGAGGCGGACACGACAGCACTATGATACTGAAGGCGGCCGAGCAGGCCGACTGCCAGATAGATCTTATATCCATGCAGGTGCATGGCGATCCAGCAACACACAGGACAGGGTTCAACTCTGAGATATCAGAGAACATGCACCACGTGGAGTCATATGTCGAGAGATTCCCCCAGACCAAAGTGAGGTATCTTGACATAGACGAGTGCTACGATAAGACCATAGAGCAACACCACGACCACGCACTGTGGTGCAGTCTAACCACAATGGAGATGTTGGACGACATCTGTAGGATAGGCACAGATCACTTTGTTCCAGAGCGCATGGCCGGCAACGGAGTCATACTGTCAGGCCAGGGTTGGAAGAATGCGATCCACAACAGATTGACGGACACCTGGTCGCTGTTCCTGGGAGACACGGAGGTCAACCAATTGGGAGCGATCAGTTTCCGGTTGCCAACAGTGAGGTTCTATGAAACACATGACATAATGATAAAGGTGGGTGAGGAGATTAGGAACTGGTACAACAACGCCACGGAACAAGAAAGGTTGCGTGTGAACATCACGGGCAATGATGACCTGTGGACCACCAACAACGAATGGGTACACGACGAGATCATGTACAAGGGACTGGACATCTTCCACGACAGCAAGAGCAAGGACTGGCTGTTGCCATGGCAGGAGCAACCTCGCTTCTCGTTCTGGACGAAGGAGAATGACAAGTACAAGGAGTATTACCAGTGGATAAAAATGCTCAACGAGAAGGTACACAACTCATGTCTTCTAGGCACAGGCGGCATACTAGGAGATGGACGCAAGAACATCACTGCCGCGGTGATTGACTTTTAGGATGTATACATTATAATAACGCTATGGATCCGGTTTTCTTGAATCTAATAATAATGTTTGCGGGTATACTGCTTGGCCTAGTGGCAGGAGTACTGCCGGGCATTGGTAATGTCATAACACTGATATTGGTTTACCCATTCATAACGGACTTCGATCTATTCCAGATAGTGCTGTTCTATATGTGCCTGGCGGGAGCCGCACAGTACACGGGCAGTGTGGTGGCCACCACCCTCGCGGTGCCAGGCGAGACTTCCAGTCTACCTGCGGTCACTGAAGGACACAGGATGTTCCTTTCGGGCAGGGGCAACTACGCGATCAGCAACAGTGCCATAGGCAGTTTCTTTGGCGCCGGTATTGCTTCTGGCATAATGTTGTTGCTGTTGCCTGTGGGGGTGTACGCCATATCAAAATTCTACAACACACACATACAATCTGTGATACTGATAGGTGTCGCGATATTCCTGATAATGACCTACGCCGGACAGAAGTGGTATCACAATCTCTTGCTGTTCGCCATAGGTTGGTTCCTGAGTTCCATAGGATTCTCCAAGGAACTGATGCAGTACAACTACGAATGGCTGATAGACTACAAGAAGTTCTACTACCTACACTTCGGTCTGCCCCTGTATCCAGTGGTGGTGGCACTGTTCGTGTTCCCAATCTTCCTCAAGGAGTGGAACAGTCCTAGGCCCGACTCCAGCGCACTGGACAAGTTGTGGGACAACAAGTTCGTGCAACACCTGAGAGAGTTCTGGAACAACATAGGTTCCAGCATACGTGGGACAGTGATAGGCAGTCTATGTGGACTGGTGCCACACATGACATCTACCCTGGCCAGTAACGTGGCCTACATCAGGGAGATGAACAGGCAGAAGAAGAAAGGCGCCTATGACGAGAACGGAGACATCAAGAGCCTTGTCAGTGCAGAGACGGCCAACAACGCGGCCGGACTGACACAACTCACACCCCTGCTGTTGATAGGGATACCGATCACCACCAGCGAGGCGATCGTGCTGAACATAATCGAGAACAATATGCAGGTCATAAATTGGGAGACCACAGTGGCTTCAGGCATGTTTGGTCAGTTAGTGATTTACTTCATAGTGATGAATGCTCTGTGTCTACTAGCGGCATGGCCATTTGCCAAGCACCTACACGTGCTGTTCAAAATTAATCAGAAACTGCTGTACACTCTCACGTTCATACTGTTGATGTGTCTGGTGTTCTACATGGGCACCATTGTGCAACAGCAGATGTACTACATGATGGTTACCGCCGCACTGTTGCCTATCGGATACCTACTGCGAAGATGGGACACACTGATAGTGATCTTCGCATTTGTTCTGCAGGGACAGATACAGGGTGCAGTGATAAGGCTGTTACATATCTACTCTGACTGGTTACCACACATTCCAAATCTCGGTATCAGATAATATTACCAAAATAAATACCCACGTAACGCCGATAGCAACATCGACGTCGGGATAAAAACTGACGCCTGAGAGATCGCAATATGCCAATATCAGATCTCTCTTTACTCATTAGAGAACGCCAGCCCGTGAGCATTCGCAAACATTTCCAAAACAGACAGGACACGTACAGGAATAACTAACTCCTATTGCTTGACTCGTGTCCTGACTGTTGACACGTTGTACTCAAAAATGTATAATGTTGAAAGTTAACTTAAACAAAGGAAAAATAAATGAAGAAGACAATCATCGCGTTTTTTGTTTCACTGATGTCCCTTACGTCTGTGAATGCAAAGACAATCGATTACCTAGTAACAGGTACCCCGGGTGGAACTGCTTACGACAACGCTGAATTGTTCATTCCTATCTTGGAAAGAGAGACAGGATACAAGTTCAACAAGATCATCGTTGACAGCACAGTTGGAGCCACTATCTATCTAAAAACAAGCAAGAACCCAAGTGTTTGGATCCAAAACACACTGGAGCACGAAACTGTAGGAAATGAATTACAGGCCTCTCCGGAATCATGGATCGGAACAGGTTGGGGCAGAGCAATGGCATTCTGTTCTAACGACAGCATTGACATTGCGGTAAACAAATTGAAAGCCGGTAAGAGACTTACATTCGCAGTTTCAAACTCATACGGTCAGCACTTGATTGACCCGTTGGTTGAAGTGACTGGCACACCTATGAAGTTCGTTCCATACGGTTCATCAGGTAAGAGTCTCAAAGGTTTCATTGCAGGTGATACAGATATGTTATTCACTAACATGCCAAAAGCAGTTAGCGGTGTGACAAAGAACGGTATCTCTTGTTGGGCGAACACCGGACCTACAAAGATCTTAGACATGGAGCCAATGGCAGACCTATTCCCAGACTACAAGTACAATGACATCCAAACGTTCACTTACTTGGATTCTGCTAACATGAGCGAAGCCGATGTAGCCAAACTTAGAGCGGCATGGGTGAACGTGTTAAAGGACGGTTCTGTTACAGGACACATCGAAAAGAAAAAACTATTCCATCCATCTGTGTACGGAGACTTAGACTCCACAGGTTGGTCCGCGATATTAGATAAAGCGGGAAAAAGTTGGGTAGGAAAATAATACACCAGTGGTGCGTGGCCTCCGGGCCACACACTTCAATACAAGGAGAATAGATGACAGTTTTGATTTGCGGTGCTAATGGTTCGATAGGAAGTTTCGTGGCACAGGAAGAAGCAAAGACACACAAGGTGGTAGGTACATACAGGAAGTACGACGACCACGCAAAAGAATTAGAGAAGAATCCAAACATCACAATGGTGCAAAAAAATATGTTTGAGGGCACCGACATGAAAGATGTTGTGGAGACAGCAAGACAACAAGGACCGATAACAAAGGTGTACTGGCTGGTCGGCGAAAGTTGGAACATAGGCTGGGACAAACTGAAACTTGAGGACATACAACACGCGGTGAAGATGTGTGCAGAGCCGTTGGCAAGTTTGATCATTGAGTGCAAACCTGAACTCTCTGACGAGAACAATCTAATGAAATGGGCAAGTATATCTGGGATCAGTTCCTTGATCTACGCAGGTGGTCCGAACAAGCCAGCGACTGGTGGGGCCAAACACATGGCGGAGTTCTACTTCAGGTCTGCGAGTGCTTTCTGGACCTGGAAGAAAAACTTATTCAATAATGTGATACTTGGAAACTCAAAGAGAACCAAGAACTTGTACGTGGGTTACCATGGCGAGGCACTGAAAAAGATATACAAAAATGATATACCATTGGGCACGGGAACGGAATCAGAAAACGTTGCCAACGTGTTGCTTTGGTTGAACAGCGATACCAACAAGTTCATGACAGGGCAGAACATTGTGTTCGATGGTGCAGAGACGATCAGGACCAGGGACAATGTCAAGGACACTCCCATGAAGGACCATCCCAAGTACTACTAAGATGAAGATCGCAATCACAGGAACCACTAGTGGCATAGGCAAGGCCACTACCGAATTACTGTCGTCAAAGGGTCACGAGATATTTGAAATCAATAGGCCGGAATGGGATCACCATGACCTCGACAAGTTACAGGGCATAGACCTCAAGGGTTATGATGTGTTGATCTGCAATGCGGGTCACGACAAAGGACACCAAAAGTTCATAGACTCGCCTTTCGAACAATGGATGAATGTCATGAAGTGCAATCAACTGGCACCAATGTTGCTGACACAGATATTCACCAGGCAGAACGAAAAAGGGACAATAATCTATATGACCACCCACCAGGATTCAAACTCCAGCAGTGCAGGTGCCTATCACACTGCCAAGTACGGATTGAAGTTTATGATAGAAACTTTACGCAATGAAACCAAGCAGTTTCGATTTGTTGACTTCAGCCTAGGTAGGATAAAATCTTCCATGAGGAAGAACTGGGGTGTGCCGTTGACCGATGACCAAGCGAACTGGACGGGTCCACACGCCAACGCTCTGGAGTCGAGAGACATCGCTGTGCAGGTGGATCACGTGATCAATAACGAACACGTCACCAACATCTTCGTCAAGCACATACAGAGATAGATTATTCCTCGTATCTTGTTTTTGGGACTGGACCTTTACTGAACCGTTTGTGTTTGACGAAACGCTTGTTGCCCACCTTGTAGATTACAGGTGGCTTCTCCTCGTAGGATTTGATAGTGAACTCGTAGTATCTTTTCCATAACTTCTTAATCCATTTAAGCATATGTCGTCCTCCGTCATATTAGTTCAGTACAGTTACAGACACCGGCACCACAGGCACGGCGACTAACACGTTTCTTTCTTCAGGATAGGTGTACGCTTCGGGCCATACCCATGTTGTTTGCTCGGGCGTGGACCCTACAAGCAACAACATGAATACGAATTTCGCCAACATTATTTTTTCCAAAACATTGCCTTTGAACTTGCAGATTTAAGGTCATCCCATTTCTCATTGGCAAACCAACCCACTGCTATTCCGATGATTATTCCTAATGTAAAAAACATATTGTTCTCCTTATAGTAACCATATTTATTTCTTTACATACAGCCAAAATATGTTATAATTACTGCATATGAAAACTAGTATTATAATAGCACTTGCATTAATGCTCACAGGTTGCGCGATACCTTCGAACCCAAAGTTAAGTTTTGGTAAGAAGTGTCAAGTATCGGGCTCGGACATCACATATTCATATGTGTGGCTCTATGACAAAAAGGCAGGACTCAAGGCCTCTGAAGGTCAGTGTGTCCACCTACCCGAAGGCAAATAATGTACAAGATACTGATACTGGCCTACTTGATAGGCCAGGACCCTATAATCACCATGCAGACATTTGAGATGGAGAAAAAATTTGGCTCCATGGAGGAGTGTAAGAATGAACTGCTACTCAAAGATCCCGTGAGGGACACCTATGATGTACTCTGGGAGTTTGTCAACGACATGGAATTCCAGTATGATTGGTTGTTAGCGGGTTGTAAGAATGACGAGACAGGTGAGGAGTTTCATATAGAACCCACATATCCCAAAGGGAAACCAGCAGAGTTGGAAGGCTTACAATTAGACGGTCAACTTAAGGTTTAAGAGTTCTCATCAAACTTTTCAAAACTTTCATCAACTTCTTTAAGATATTCATCTTGTGTCTGATGTGGGTTATCATCCGACTTTTTGTTCCTGTACTTTTCACAGTCCGGATTGTTTGGTGCGAACATACATCCGAGCATTAGGCCTAGATTCTTTACATTACCAACTGTGTCCAAAGTGGTGGGTTGTTTTGGTCCCTTTGTCTCCAACTGTTTGTTGGCACAGCCAGACAGAGTGATGGCGATCAGTATGGTCGCAAGTGTCTTGAGTGTTTTGGATGTCATCGCGGTTATTTAACCACGAACAGTATTAGCCTCTATTGGAAAGAATCTTTTACAGCGATCTTTCCAGCGTTGGCGCCGTTCTTGATAACATACTGTTGTGTGCCGTTGGCACCAACTTCAACTTCTCTACGCAACAGTTTACCTAACACAGATTCTTTGGCCTTCTTCTGCATTTGTTTTGCGTAAGCAATTATTGACTTTGTGTCTCTCATATGTTCTCCTCTAATACCTTGTTGGGTCTATTATTTATGTGTTACTTGCATATCAGTTATGCTTTTATAACATAGCATATTTTACTAGGTAAATCAACTCGATAGGCAACTACTCCAGAAGTATTTTTACCAGCAATATACAGGCGTCTGTGTGCGTTTAAAAGGTAGACTAGAACGGGTTTATAGTGTAATATAATAACTGTGATGCCGCTTTAGCTCAGTTGGTAGAGCAACTGATTTGTAATCAGTAGGTCCGCGGTTCGAATCCGTGAAGCGGCACCATTTGAACCAATTATGCCAGAATTACCATATACACCAAAAAACTCATTGGTCTTGCATGCGATTGGTTCGTTTGGGGGATTGGTGAAGTGGGATCACGCATCCATGGCATGGATGAGTCAGGAGTTCGACTCTCCTATCCTCCACCACACAGGTGCCCGTAGTTCAGTTGGATAGAATACGAGTTTCCTAAACTTGGGGTCGCAGGTTCGAATCCTGCCGGGCACGCCAAAGGACCGGTAGCTCAGTTGGATAGAGCGTGAGTTTGCGGAACTCAAGGCCATAGGTTCGAATCCTGTCCGGTCCACCATTAGCACAATAATTAATTGTGTGAAAAGATTCTATTCCATACAACTCAGCGAACGCAACGAGAACGTGCCTGCCTATGTGGCAAAAATGTTGCTGAAAAAGGAATCACCCTTGATACAGTACCTGGATGAGAACAAGGCTTTGAGATTTAGACACCTCAAGAAGAAGAACATCCTGGAATGCTACGGCGACGAGAAACACCTCGTGGTTGGCAAACTAAAATACCCGGATCTGTTCGGACGCAAGGGCAGGATGGGTTTCATGGAACTGTACATAAGCATGAAGATCAAGCAACAGATGATGCTGTCGAAGGGGAGCGTATGAGGTACGGATTTTTCTCTGACAGAGAGCCCAAGGCTTTTGACGACTGGCCGTTCAGGTGCCCGTCGTGGAACCCCATGCCAGATGGCAAGAAGAACGTGGTCATACTGGGTTGTTCGCACACCTGGGGAGTGGGATTGGAGCCAGAGGAGACATGGGCACACCACGTCAGCCAATGGAACACACAACGACTTAGGTACTGGAACCTCGGACAACCTGGATACAGTCCGGAGGGAGTGGTACGTATGCTGTACAGCACAGAGAAGACGCTGGACCCAAACATTATCATAATATGCTGGCCCGAGACCAGCAGGCGAGAATGGTATAGTGGTTCCAAGAACACACCACTGAACCTCCTGGGCACCGACGAGAAGTTGCGATACCAGACCAGTGATGATGACCTACAGGTGTTCTACCGTTCACTTTTCTTCGTGCAGAAATTCGCAGAGCACAAGCGGGCCAAGGTGTTCCACTGTTTCGCACAGACATACGTGGACATCAAGCAGGTGGATCCTCAACTGAACGTGCTGGAGGATTACACGCTGAGGAACTGCTGGCCCCACTGGGACAAGTTCACTGCCAGGGACCTCCACGCCTCACCATCATACGCCAGGGATGGCGCACACTACGGCATCGAACACCATGAGCGTTTCGCAAAGTTGTTCCTGGATAGGTTCGGTCCCAAATTGAAATAATCTAATTGCGTTTGTAGAGCCTGGGAGCCTGCACCCTGGGTCTGGTGTGCTCGTGGTCCAGCAACGGCTTCACACGCTCCAGTTCCTGCTGGAACCTGTCATGCTCTGGATGGTCTGGATGGAATATGTCCTGCTCGCGCCAGTCCGACATCACGCCCCAGTCCTCGATCTTGTTCAGCCACAACCGGTCCACCTCGTACTGCTCCGCCAGGTATATGATATCACGCATCTCGTGGTAGTTGTGCCTCTGCACCACGAAGTGCATGACGAACTCGAACCCGTGCTCGCGCTTCTGTTGTCGCATGCACTCCAGGTTCTCTTGTATCTTGTTCCAACGCCCGCCCAGCCTCAGCCGCTCGTAGGTCTCTCGGGTGGCGCCATCTATGCTCACGCCCAGTTGCGTCGTGCGTCCTATCACGTGCGGAACACGTGTGTGGAACTCCTGGAACATGAGCCCGTTGGTGAGGATGGTGTATTCTATGTTGTCGCGCACGGGCGTGTGCTCCATGAAGTGCCTGTACACATGGGAAGCGAACGGGTCACCATCGGATCCTATGTGCACCTGTATCGGTGTGTCGCACATGGCCAGCCAGTCGTTGACCCTGTCCGCCAGCAAGATGCCCCTCCGGTACGCTGAACCCTCCTTGTGGAATATCATGCCCTTGCGGCAACTTGGACACCTCAGGTTGCAACTGTCATCTATGGCCAGCCTCACCTGGAACGGCCTGCCCTCGTCCCAGCCTATGCCGTGCCGCAGGTGTGTGCACCTGTGCTCGTTGCAGTACCTGAACGTGCCGTCCTCTATGGTGGCCTGCAGGTGCCGGTGTGTGTTGCCGCCCAGTATCTCCGATAGTGGTTTCAACTGAAGGTTGCCTATGCTCTGTGGCAACCAGGCCTGGCACTCACAGGCGTAGCACGATCCCTGCTTGTCTATCAGCACGGTGTCGAACGGCCTCGGACACCTGACCTGCATCTTGAGGTCCTTGCCTGTGTCTATGCCGTAATGGTCAAACAGTCGTTGGTTTATCTTCATTTGTTAAAGTTGTTTTATGAACTGGTCTATATGTAATTATTTGTTTGTAACCGTGAGGAGAAAGTTTACCAAATGCAATTATTAAGTGTTGCTTTTTTGATAAATATAACTTACAATCCAGAGCGGTCACTAGGCCAGTGATCGCATTTATAAACCTTATAGAAAAAGAAAAAGATATAGGAGACAATCTATAATGAAAATGACAAAGAAGAAGACGGCCATAGGTGCGGCCATAATAGTGGCACTTGTGGTAATCGGTTGGTTGATGAAACCAACACCGGCCGAAGCGGCTGATATGAAGGTTTATGGTTCACTGAACTATATGCTTTCTAACAACGAGGACGCCAACGGCGTCTCAACATCAAAGGCAGAGAACAATGGTTCCAGCATCGGTGTTGACTTCTCGAGCAACATCTCAGAGGGCGTTGACGGTTTCGCCAAGTTGGAAGTGGCGATCGATGCAGATGACTCTGGTTCCACACCATTTGATTCAAAACTGGCTTTCGCCGGCGTTGACATGGGTGGAGCAGGTGTGCTATCAGCCGGAAGACAGAATTCTGTGTTCAAGGGTGCTGTGACATCTAAGACGGATGTGTTCCCGGAATACGGTAATACTGCCGCACAGAAACTGTTCAGCAGAGACTCACACACAGTGATCTACTCGAACACGCTTGGTGCGATCCAGATCGACAACTTGGTAAAAGTTGACGGTACAACTGGTAAGTCAGGCGTTGACGTGTACGAGACTGCGGCGTCTATGGACATCAGCGATAGCCTAAACGTGGGTATCGCCTACACGGATGACAAAGTGAACAACATCGAGTACAAGGGTGTTGGTGCTTCTTTTGACATCACAGATGCCACAACGATCGGTTACAACCACACAATCAAGACTGTGGAATCAACCGATCTTGACACCAAAGCCAACGAATTCGTTGCTTCGCACGTGATCGAAGACACAACGTACTCAGTGGGTTACGGCAAGATCAAGGATGGAAACACATACACAACAGTGGGAGCCGAGAAGAAGATCGGTGAAAACTTCAGCGTGTATGGTGCCTTTGAAATGACAGACGTCACATCAGGTGTTGACACACAAGATGCCGCGGCTGGAATCAAATTCACATTCTAATTTAAACACAGTGGAGCCGGCGGAGATCAGAGATGGTCAAGGTCGGCTTTACGCTTTTTAACGCTTCGCGTTATTTTCCTAATTTACGCTTTTTTGGTAATTTACGCATTGGTAAAATGCTTGTTGTATTCTATCACGTCTTTTGATTGTTTTGTGTCCCAACTGAATCTTGCCCTACTGCAAGTGTTACACATCATATTTTTTTTCTCTTCTTGCCATTTGTCACTGTAAAGCATGTTATGGTATTCCCTGAGGTTGTTCCATACACCTGCCATACCTAGTTCAAACACGTTGCCAAAGTTTGTTTGTTTGGTGGCATCATCACAGCAAAGCACAGCAGTGCCGTCTACCATTATCTCTAAACGTCTTAGTATCTTGCCATGCACCATTGAACATCCTTTTACAAAATTTTTTTCGTTTATACCAAAATTGATACCGTCGTCGTCAAACTTGTTATAGACCAATCTGTTCTCAAGCCAATCCTTTTTCACTTTGACTTTTCCTAAAGTCAACTTCTGTATTTTGTCTACAATTTGTCCGTACTGTTTTTTCTCAGGGTGTTGTATCTTATGTTTAATGCCTATGTTCATTTTCTTACTCAGCTCGGGATATTTTTCTTTAATCATCTTTAAACGTTCTTTGGTCACGTTCCAATCTATGTCCATGTATTCTCTGATTTCCTCCCTGTTGTATCCGATTATAGAAATGTTTATTTGTTTGATGTAAGATGTGTATTTCACCAGCCACTTGCACTTAGGTTCGGTAAAACTCACTGCGTTTGTGGTCAGTACCACTTGTAGGTTGTGACTTGCACACAGTTCGAAAATTGTTTCCAGATCGGGACACACTAGTGGGTCACTGTATCTCCATGGGGATACAACAGAGTGATTGGTGTTTATGCTATGCTTTTTCAGACCGCTGGCAAACTCATCAATGAGACCTGATATTTGTTCGCCGGTCATACGTTTGCCTCTGTACTCCTTGTCCTTCTCTAGGAATGTGTAAGGACAACAGAAACACCTAGCATTGCAGAGGTTAATTGGTTCGAAAGCGAGCTCTATGGGTGTCGGTAGTGTAGCGTTAAACATGAGTCATTATCCAATCATCCATACCGTCATAGTCTGCGATCTTGTAATCGTTCTGCTCCAACCATCTCACTGCGTCACCGTACTTGCCCTTGTTGTAGGTCTCGGTGGTATGGTTCTGTTCGAGCACCACAACTGGTTTATGTTTTTTTAAAGTGTTCACAGCACCCTTGAGTACGTTCAGTTCGTCGCCCTCCACATCTATCTTTATGAAATCCACATCATCGAAGTTAAAACTGTCTATGGTCTTGAGTTGTGCTGTCTCGCCGGCCACGTTAGTCACGGCACCGTTGAAAGTTATAGTGCCGTTGTGGTCGCCCACTGCACACCGGTGTATCTTGCATTTGTTGGGATTGAGGTTACGCCATTTCAGTTTTGGTCTCATGTCGAACATATGCACCTTGCTAAAGTCTTTCTGCATGTGTTTGGCGAAGTGTCCTCTTTTGGCTCCTATGTCTAGTGCTGTCCTCGTGTTGGTAAAGTAAGGCCTGCATCTCGCATAAGTGTGACCGCATATGTCTTCGATGCTCTTTATGATGTCGGCGTCGAGCCTTTTGAATTTGTTAGATAGCATTGTCATCACCACCTGTAATTACGTTCCTGAGATTATCACAAAGCATACTGTCTTTCCATGGGAAGCCCTGCGACAAGTTAACGAACTTGATGCTCTCTGCCTCGAATTTTTTTGCATAGAATTCGAGCATGTGTATGCCCTTCGACCTGTGCCCGTCGGGGACCGTTTCTTCTCTTTTGCTGGTGTCTTTGTAGAAGTGTGTATCACCCTTCCTGTAAACCATTTCAACCCCCAGCAGGTATATTTCCGTGAATCCCATGAAGTATGCTATCACTGCCGCATTCAACACAGCGTTGCCTGCCTTGCCCCATCCGTCTTGCCATGATTTCGGCCACTGATCCACGACTCTCACTTCTCTGGTCTGGACGCCGTATGGCCTGCCGGGAGGCACGTGATACTGGAACGGCAGGAACGATTCTCCATGATATTCGGGCAAGTTTTTGAACCAATAGGGATATAGTCGTGTGCCTTGATCTGTTTCACACAACTCAGCGTGGAAATCCTGATACACCACAAGATCACACACGACCAGGTAGTCGTAATGGTCTAGACCATGGTCCAGGGCCTTATATCCTCTGTTGGTGATGAACACCTTTTCATCTTTCAACAGTTCCAATTCTTCTTCGATGAGGTTTGGTGCATTTCCCAGTATGAAACACCTCTGTCCCTTGTGTTTGGTATCGAAATCGGTCCACGCAAGTTTGTTCATTAGAACTCTCCCACATCATTTAATACTTGGGTGGGATCTGATCCAAAAGTTGCCTCCAACTTGACTGTCATCTCTGTCTTAAGTTTGTCTTTCAGTTTTGACAGCACAGCATTCCATTTCTGTTGTGGCACACATATCACGCCGTCTGTGTCGGCAAATATTATGTCATTGTTCCTTACACTTACGTTGTTTATTTTTACTTTTGAATTCATTTGTTTGACCGTGCCTTCAAATCTGATATCGTCGGCCCTATTACCGTGTGCGTACACAGGTAACCCCATTGCTGATACCCTGTCTGTGTCGCGTGTATGTCCGTCTACCACCACACCGACCGCTCCTTCCCGGATGGCAAATATTGCATTAAGGTCCCCGAAGTATGCCTTCTCAGGCACATCGGTGGCCACTACAATAACGTCACCGGGCACTATGAAATCATAACTTTGTAAGGCATCAAATATGCCTTTCCAGTTTTCATCCTTTAGTGTTTCTAGTTGTAGTGTCTTTGCATAACCTAGAAACTTCCCCTTCGATTGGGGTTTTATCTTATCACTTAAAAAGTGTTTGATGTTCATTTCTTTGCAGATGTCACTTAACATAGGACTTGTGATGACCTTTGATAAAAGTTTCAATTGTTGTGTCTTAAATGAACGCTGTCCTGCACAAATAACCTTTGCCAGTTCCAGATCCTCTTTGTTATTAATGTCTATGTTCTGCAAGGGTGTTAGTTCGTAAAGCATTACATTATCTGTAAATCTTTTTTGAACTGCCTGTCCGCCTGTCTTCACAGCATAAAAACTCATGGACTCAGCCACTGTGCCTGGTAGGTCCTTGCTGTTGGGTATTCGATCGCCATATGTGGGTGTTCCATTTTTCCATTCGTAAATCTTTTGTGTGTTGGTAGCCACTAGACTAGTGTGTGAGCTCTCTTTGAATTTTTTCAGTGCTTGGTCTATTGTATTGGCATCCAAGAAAGGTGCAGTACACAGTACTTGAACAACTATGTCGGCGTCTGTGTGCCTCGTTTGATTTGCGAACATCTCGTGTCCGTCTGTTTTGTTGTTTGCCAGTTCTTTGTTCCGGTATAGGTGTTTGACAGGTAGGTCACTACACAGTTGGTGTATATTATCACATTCACTATCTATCCACACTTCGTCTACTTCCGAACACTGTAATACTTGGTGCAGTTTCCTTTTGAATAGGTACTCGCCGTCTAGAATTGTTAGATTTTTATTTGCAATTCTTTCACTTTGACCTTTTGCGGGTACAAATATGGCTGTCTTGGATTTCATCCAACTATTTAATCTATATATTTTTCTAGTCTAAATCCTTTGAAATCGTAACATTCCACGTAGTCTGAGTTGTTGCTGTGTCTTATTCTGCGTATATTATGTTAGGAAAAATTATTGTTCTTCGTCTGAGTGCAGTTCGTTCAACAGTTGTCTCAGTTTGCCGCCTTCCACAGTCGCTTTCACTTTGCCTATGGTGTCACCCTTGGTTGGGTCTGGTGCATTGTCTCTTGCATCTTTCGGAGTATCGTTGCCCGTGACTTTGGATGTCTTCTTGAGGTTATCGTATATGGTGCTACGCTGTTTGTCAAACTGTTTGTATTCTGGATCGTCCGCCAAGTCTCTGATACGTAAACTGTCCACATCAAACTCCAAGTCAACTTTTTGTCCAACGCCCGAACTTGATCTTGTCTTCATGAACTGTATCTGATATCTGCCACGCTCCTTCATTGCCCTCGATGTGAATATACCTATCACGTTGTCAGCAGTCTGTATCTTAGACAGTCCGCCTGATATGTGGCTGTGGTCGAACTCTATCTCCTCGACCGATGCCCTGTTCAACTGTGATGCTGTCGCCAACACACACTGTTTCTCTACAACCAAATTCCTCAGTTCCTCAGACACATACTTGTCCTTGATAAACAGGTCCGCTGGTGATATCCTTTTGCTCTTTGGCATCATAAGATCCAAGTAGTCTATCAATATACAGTCTATTTTCTTCTTGTTCTTCAGTTCTAGTTCTTTCAAATATGTCCTAACGTCTAGCACGTTACTACCACTTGGCAAGTATTTGATCTGCAAGTTTCCTGATTTCTTCTTCAACATCTTGACTTTCATCTCAACATTCTCTATCTCAGGAAACACTTTCTTGGTTGGAATGTTTGTCATCATAGCATCCAATCTCATTGCTGTCAGTTGTTCACTCAATTCAAAAGATATGTAACAAACGTTCAGACCAGCCAGTGCCCAGTTCACCGCAAGATTCTGCAAGAACAAACTCTTACCTGCGCCTGATCCACCTGCAAAAATGTTTAGTTCTCCACGGTTGAAACCGCCAAACAGTTTCTTGTCTAGGTTCTGCCAGCCAGTGCTGATCTGTCCGTTGTTTGCCTTGAGTGCCTCTAGTCTTCCCTTAGGATCCTCAAAGTAGTCTGTACCGAGATCACGTGTCAGTCCAACGTTGACAGCGTCCTTGACCATGTCCTCTACCGGAGCATAGTCTCCCTTTTCAAGCAAGTCTGCTGATTGTAGGATTGCATGTTCCAGTGCCTTGTGTCTCGAGAATGTTTCAAATTCGTCCAGCAACCAGTTGAAATGGCTAGGATCCAAGTCCTTGGCCGATTTCAGTTTGATGTCGTGTTTGGCGTTGACCTGTTCAACGTCTGGCATAACCTTGTACTCGTCCATGTAGTCCTTGACGAACTTGGCAATCGGTTGCAGTTTACGATCAAACGATTCCGGTTTGAATATGTTCTGTGCCCTCGCAAATGATTCTGCGTCCGCTAGGAGCATCTCTATGTAAAGTTTCTGTACGTCAAATGTGTATTCTGCCATGCGTCTATTATATACTATTGTGATATTTTTTTAAATAAGTTTTTATCGATATTGGTAACTTATCTGGTTTCTGTTTTGCGTTGTATTCGTCTATGATTTCTTCTAGCAACGTTCTGTCTTTTATTTCACAGCAGTTGGATAATTCTGAGAACTCTTTTTCCAACACTCGATTCATGTTTACCGATTTCACACTATGCAAATGCTTGTTCTCTTCTTCAGTATACAGTTTAAACATTTTCATTATCAGAAGATTTTCTATGTCCTTGTGTCCTTTGTCTATTTTAAAGTTAATAGGCGTCTTGTGCATGGCATCTATTATTGCCTGCCTTTCTTTGATATACATGTTGTTTGCCTTCATCTCTTTATCACTGAGGTAGCATAGTATCAGATTTGGTAGATCTAGTTCCTGTATCGCATTTATCCATTGAGGATGACAGCGTTGGAACCAGGAATCGTTGTATTGGTTGTCACGCAAATGCTGTTCTATGCTTACGCCACTTTGCAAAAAGTCTTTATATTCATAGTACGAATGCGTTTTGGCTATTGCGTTTTGCTTGTATTGGTGTGCGGTGTTGTTTTCAAATCCTGCGAATGTAAACTTGCCATCTATCTGTGATCTAATTAACAGGCTCAGCAGTGTGCCACAACTGCCGGGCGTGTAAAAAATATAATATATTTTGTCAAGGTCAACCATGCATCTTCCTCTTCAAATCTATCTTCAGTTTACTTGTTTCTGTTGTGTTGAGTATAGACTGTAATGTGAACAACCTACCGTAATGACTCACTGCGTCTGCAACATCGCCCACGTCGTCTTGCCATTCTGGAAACGCCACACCCCATCCATACTCGATTGCTTGGTCTATCAATTTTTCTCCTGGAGCGTCTCTGTCAGGCACTACTATCACTTGCCTTCCGAGACCGTCTATCAACTCTCTTTGTGTGTCATTTATCTCACTACCAAGTATGCTCACACCAGAAACGGCTATGGCATCGAAAGGACCCTCCGTTACTATCACAAACTTCCTGGTCCAGTCCTGTGCGTCCATGTTGAACACGTATCCTGGCCACACGTCGGTATAGTACTTCACACCTTTTGATTTTTGATCAAACAATCTTCCTGTGTAACCCACGATGTCACCCCTCCAGTAGAACGGGATCAACAGTCTCTGATGTATGTCCCACATCTTGTCTGGAGAGTACATGAAGTCATACCAATCTGCGCCCATTCCTCTGCTTTCTAGGTATTTCAGCAGGCCGTCTATTTTGGTCCATTGCGGCTGTGTAAGATCGTTTGCCACATACTTCTCTAGCCACACGTCTAATTTGTGTGTGTTCCTCGGCAGTTCCTTTTTCTTGAATGATACGAATTTCTTTTTCTCATACTTGACGTCATTCTCTTCTTCACGCATGGCCTCGATGGCCAATTTTTTGATTGTGTCGTCGGGTATGCCTATGTAGCTCATGAACTGTCTCATCTTGTATGTGAGCTTACGACCGATCACGTAACTGGCCTTGAACCCACAGTTGAAACAGTGGTAACTGACAGTGCCGTCCGCACTGGTCATAATGCCTCCACGTTTCTTTTTGTCTGCTGTCTCGCCGTTGTGTACACAACAGGGTGCGTTGAAACTTATCCACCCAGATGGTGTCTTCTTCCTACCCGCAGGCAGGCTCGTCAGAATAGTAGATTGGATCAGGTTCATACCCTATATTTTACTGTCTATAAAGGATTTTGTCAATACGGCCGGTTGTGCCAGTAGTCCTTGTAGCCACAAATCTCACGTTTTGGAAAACACCTGTGAAGTTGAGTGTGGAAACACTAGATGCACTGCTCAGACTCGTGTTGGTAATATCAAAATAATCGTTGTCTGATGTGGGATCACTTTCCATAGTGCCCTGTATCTTTAATGTACCTGAAAAGTTTTTTGGATAGATTGCAACAGTATGCAGAGCAATATTGTTGTTGATGCCTGGCTTGCCGTCAATTGCACTTGATGTGAATATGTCTCCTGACAATGTAAAGGCCGATACTGAAGTGCTTGGTACAAACTGGGGGTACGCTCCGTCTAGTAATTCTACTGTGCCGGCCGCCGCATATCCTGTATCAGCATAGGTAACCTCCCTGCTACCGTCTGATTTGACTTCTCGCACTGCAAAATTATAGAACTTGGCGTCCAACTGTAATAGGTCACCCTCTGTTACTGTGCAACTTGCATCACCTTTTGTGCTCACCGTTGAGCCATCATCTAACACAGTTAGTGTTTTTGTTAGAACTGATTTTTGGCTTTCTGTGTCCACTATGTTGAACTCGTAGGTCTTGCTAGTGATATCCTGTGCCTTCTGATCCTCGTTTTTAAACGTGAAAGTGATAGGATTGTTCACTCCTCTGTGTAGTGTTAAACGTCTATCGTACACTTTTGAATTCCTCCCGTGATAACCATTTACGTAGGCTATTACCAACTGTGATAGTAAATACCTTGATACTGTTTGCATAATACATATTTAACAGTATTTATAGATAGAGCATGAACGAAATTTTTAACACTTTGAGGGACAAATTCCCATTCCTAAGTCTGATCAGAAAGGGCGATTTGGAATACGTTGGTATTGTGCAAAACGAAGACGTAAATGTTATTAGTTTCTACGATTACGGGAGGCTCATGCTACCACAGGACAAAATGAAATTTTTGAAATGTGGAGAGACCTGGTGGCACGAAAGCAACAGGAAACTGCCAATCAACATATTCCTTAAGGGGCAGTTTAGGTACTTCCGCACTACACTTGTAACACTGAATTCAAAGGATGTTGAGATAGTACATGGACCAACCGTGAGACTGTCTGATATTTCAAAGAAACGGGTGAAGAGACGAACTATCCAATTGGTTAGAAAACCTATCTAGTCTTCTTTTTTTCAGGAAGTATAGCACCTGTTATAAGATAATGTTGTGTTAAACCACTATCCGGCTGATAACTGCCATACTCTGAACGTTTAGAAGACTTGGATTTTTGTTTGGATTTTTTAGATATTTTTTTCTTAGTTTTTTGACGTTGCATCAAAACTATATTTAGCACGTGACATCAGATTCATCTGCACAACGATCGCCTGGGCGTAAGCGACGGCGTGTGACTTCTTGAAGAAATATGACCCGTCCTTTGGACGCACCCATACCTCTGCCATTATGTCCTTCCAGTCCTTGTACATCAGATGCCTCTTGGCAGGACGTATTATGGCTAATACAGCCGCAAGTTGTTCGATAGTTTTGGGTTCTAGTTTCGACACTATGTTGAAATGGCCATTTAGGTGGAAAAGGTTTTCCACTGTCTTTGGATCCTTCAGCATGTCCCAGTCTGGTTCCTGTATCATCAGTTCGACTAGTTCCTGTTCTGACTTGATTTCCTTGTAGATGTTCACGTTCAGCATGTCTATCTTGAAGTAGCCTCTGTCCTCTGCTTTCTTGTAGTCCAGTGTGCTGTGCCCTGTGACCGGATGTTCAGGTACTGCGTGGAAGTAAACACCTGTCTTGTGTTTTTCTGTCTTGCCATCTTTTATCATTGTTGCCGGCGTGTGTTTGAACAGTTTCAGCACACCGTCTCTGTCAAAAAAATCTATGTCAACATCAGGCATTAATGTACACTCCCTCTGTCTTTTTCATTGTACTTGATGAACTCTTCTTTGCTACCAGGGTCCAACACATCTATTACATCTAGCAGTTTCCTGTATCCTTCTGTGTCTAGATATTCCTTATTCATGTCAGGCATTATCACTCTTCCTATAGAACCGTCTTCCTTGATTATCACAGCACAGTCACCTTCTTCGAATTTCATTTCGTCGTTTATTTCCAACTTGACCTTAGACAATTTTGGCCTCCCTTGCTGTGTCCTGTACCAGCATTGTATCTGCTGGATAACTTTTCAACTTGCTTGGCCAGAAACTTGGGTTTATAAATTTTTCTATCATCTGTAATTGTTCGTCGTTGAATGATTTTAACATCCTTTTGCCTGCGTTGCAACCTAGCAACAACCATGGACTTATCTTGCCTTGCTGTATGTGTGCCACGGCCCTATTAGTGTTGACCAGTCTGAAGTAGTCTGACCACTGTGCGTTCTGTTCAGTTGCCCAGTCCATCATTGTTGTGATGCTCCTCTGCAATGCGGCCTCAACTGGTTCTGTCTTTAATGCCTCTATCAGATACGTTTCATAGAGATCGTCTCTTGACCAATGGTCCAATTTAATCTTAGATCTTAACACAAAGTCTATGTACTTCTCTGGATACAACGGGTTTATGTGCATGATGTATCTACCAAACTTAACAAATGCGTTGTAGTATGGACTCTTCACGAAATCGTCATAGGTCTTTTCTTTCGAATTGTGTTGGTGTATCTTGTAGAATCTCTGGAACACCATGAATGCGTTGACCACCCACTTCTCATCTCGTTGTAGATATCTACGCTTGGGCTCACACAGATGCACTTGTAGTGTTCGTGCCTTAGCAAACTCCTTGCCACAGTATGTGCATTTATTCGTTGATGCCATGTGCTTCAATTAACTCCTCAAGTTCTCGGTCTGTGATGACCTTATCAAGTGTTTCTAAATCTGTTTCTTTCCAGGTTGGATATATCTGTTGTAATTTTTTTAGACTCTTGTTTGGTACACGCTTCATTGGTTTGAGCCATGGATGAAACTGTTGTTGTAATGCACCACACATAGCAGTCAGGATCCATAGCAGTTTCTTGTGTTTGCCCAATGTGAAACAGTGTTTGTTCACGCACTCGTTCACCATCTCCACGTAGTGTTCAACGAAGAATTTGTCTTTGGATGAAACGTTTGATGCGTACCTCATCAACATATAAGGTGAATACAAAGATTTCTCTTTGTCGTCTATCCTATCAAAGTAGTCTTTGTTACGATAGTCTACGGCTTTTAGTCCGTTCCTTAAATCAAAAAATTTTCTATTTTTTTCTGCTGGCATATTTTAATCCAAACATTGTACAATCCTTTGGTGTAACAAATGTTAATTTTATTTTCCTTTGCTTATGTTGTAAACCTGAAAGTTTAAATTTGTGTAAATGTAAAAAGTCAAAAAAATCGTGCATCCAATTTTCATCCATCCATACTGCTATCTTATTGCTAGTGATCATTACTGGTGCCTCAATGGTTATTGATCTCCTACCAGACCGAGCCATAATCAACCTGTTCACACTGTCTTGAAATATCTTTGACAAAGTATGCACACATGGGTTTGGCGCCATCCGACAAGGGAACGGCAAGCATCTGCCCGGACTTGATCTTTGGGAAATACCATTTCACTTCTGTGTATATGTCTACTATGTCTATGGGCATAAAGTCAGGTTTGCTACTACTCAACGGATTAAATGTGAAGGCATCAAACCCTCTATCGTTGAGACTTGTCAATGGTAACACATGCATCTCAGATTGTCCGGCCTCGCCTATCAACATCTTCCAATCCAGAGGCATTTTAATTTTGTAATCCCCTATCTCTAGTACGGCGGCAGGTGCATTAAAACTTTCAAGGAATATCAATGGTATGTAGAAGAAATCCGGGTTGCTTGGGTCTGAATTATCCAAAACCGCAAAACGTAATTTCTCGTCCACCCATTCCGGGATCTTTTCTAGTGTGTATGTCTGGTTATCCAGAGTAAGGATTTTCATAATCTATCTTTTCTATATTATACGGATAATTTGCCTCTTTGTAAAACTTTTTTCTCTGGCCGAGGTGTCTTTTTGCAAACTTGCAACTGCTTGTGATGTCCCATATCTGCACACTGTCTTTGTCCTCTGCCTTCCTTATTCCACGTCCTATACTCTGTATCACTCTCACGAACGACTTACCAGGCTCTATAAGGACAAGATTAAAAATCCTAGGAATATTAATGCCAACAGCGGCAACTCCATATGTGGCAATAATAACTTTATTTTGGCTAGTAGATACTTCATCATACTGCTCCTTTCTATCTGTATTTTTGGTTGATCCAGATACAAACACTGAATCTTTTATTTTCTTTTCAAGTATTTCTCCTGCTGATATTCTATCAACGAGTATCAGCGTGTTCCCCGATGTTGCGATACTTTGTATGGTCTGTGCTACCCAAGTCATTCTTGTAGAGTCTGTTGTCAGCCATTTCAATTCTTCTCCGTATGTTTTGAACTGTGGATGGTCCTGTGTCTGCAACACATTCACGTGGCAGTTGGCCAACACACCCTTGTCTTGCAATTCACTTGCCTGTATTCTATTTGCGACCTCACCAATGCTACATTTCAGACCCATGAATTCGTAATCTGCCTTTGGAACTGTGCCTGTGAGTCCCCATCTTATTCCACAGTGTGCAAATGGTCCTGTGAGAAGTCTTTTCAGTACATCTGCCTTTGCCATGTGCACCTCATCAATTATGATTGTGTTGATGCCTTGTATGGCTTCGAGGAACTCTGTTGTGTGTTCGTCTTTGGCTTTCTTTTCAAGCACGTTTAGGCTTTGCCAGGTTGCTATCGTGTTGTAGCGTCCTAACTCCTTTCGATCGCCGTAGTATACACCAACATCCAAGTTGCAAGTGAGAAAATCTTCTTCGGTTTGTGTGACCAAACTCTTGTTGGGCACGATTGTGAGAGTTCTACCATACGGCTCGACCAGTTGGCACAACGCCGCTGTGATTATGGTCTTACCTGCTCCGGTGGCGATCTCTTGTATGCACTGCGGGTTTTCGATAAACTTGTTGATTGTTTCTACCTGGTAGTCTCGTAGTTCGAGTTTCTGTCCTGCGCAGGGATGATTGTCCGGCCAAGTGATGTGTGATAGGTAGTCCTTATCTACCTTTTTAAATTCAAAGTTATGTTGTTCTCTCCTGTCCTCAAAATCAACATACACCCCTCCGTCCTCTAGTATTGGTAGTATCTGATCGACTAGATTTAGATAGGTTGTGCCTCCCAAGCCAAAAAACGAAACTTTGCCATCCCAACGGCCGAGTTTGACTGCAGGTAAATGCCTTGCATATGGTATCTCGTACTTGAACTTGTTTGACAGTTTCTTACGCCACTCGAGTGACAAGTTTTCAAACTTCACATTTACTTCGTCTTTGATTACTAGTTTACAACTGCTCATTTATACTTTTTCAATCACATGATCATGCCAATCCCAACTGCTGGGTTGATGATCACTATAATACAACTTTTTTGGAAGATTCTCAAGAAGTCTTTTTAGGTTGTCTGTGCCTGTGGCATAATATCCACCACCCAAAGCGATCACCGCCGCTTTTGGTTTTACCTCGCTCTTGATTAGGGAACGTGGTATTCTGTTTCTAACAAATATAACCTTGGTGCTTTCATCTATGAACTTGAACTGCTTACTCATCTGGTGGAGTTCATAAAGATTCTCGAAAAATTCTCTGGGTTTTTGACTATCCACTAAAAACTTTTTCTCGTCAAATTTATCTATTTCTTTCCTGTAAATAGGTTCTTTCAGATCAAAACCCCAAGAACATTCTTTCATCATATCTATTCCTTTTGATTCAAAAACTTTTAACCATTCCCAAAATTCTCTGATCTCTGCTTCTTCATGTACATCGCTGTGGCATGGCATTATTACAGGAAATGCATCTAGTTCTATCAAAGCCTTGACCACTTCTTGCTTAGAATATTCTTTCGAGTTTATCCATAACTTGTGGTAATCGTGATGTGCAATTTTACTTGCCAATCCTGATTCGCTAGGGACAGATATGCTCTTTGATGATATGTAGAAATTTTTTAAACTGTCAACTTGATGTAACAAGGGTTTGTCCTTTAAGTGGGTGTTCCAATATTCTGCCAAAGGTTCACTGGCATTGTCTATCACTATCTTCTCACCGACTAGTCTAGCAGTTGGTTTTCTATGACCCATGATTTCTTTTTTGATTTGTTCGTAGTCATCTAGCAACTCAGGAGTTATAAACTTGAAATCATACCTGACTGCTATCAAGGTTAGGTAGTACGCAGTAACATCAGTGTGAAGAGCAGTCCATTTTTTGGATTCTCCGTCATACTGCAAGTACAAACCAGGCAGGTCCTTTTTGTCCTTTAGGCAACGAATAAGTTGAATAACTTTCTTGTCATAAGGAAATCTAATTTCAATTTTGGTCACTTCGTCTTCGTCTACAAATTTTTCAATGCTTTTCTGAAAGTTTATTACCCTAAAAGCATCGTCATATATTGGGTTGTCCAATAAATTTTTGATGTCCATATGATGGGCCTGGAATTTGGACAGGTATCTCTTAAGAATCACTAGGGCCAATCTGGCCTGTTTTTCGGTCCATGCATACTGCGACTCTGCTAGTGAAGTCACGGTTGATCTGTCCTTAGGATGTGGATTAATCTTGCTTTTTTGTGGATCTCCCCAGAAATATTCATTATATGCTAATATTTTGAGTGCTTCGTTTATTGTTTTTGGCAAATCTGACTGCATTTTAATACTGGTAATTTAGATAATTATTAGTATATTATACTATAATTGGTAATATTGTCAACCATGCAAAGAAGGAAAACACATTCAAAAGTCAGGAGTTTGAAAAAAGAACTTAAACGTAGCCTCGAAACAAGGGGTCGTGTACAAGGTTACAAGCCAACTCCCATGGCGGTGGCTCATTGGTTTACCAAATTAAACACAATGTTGTTTGGTAATAGGCTCGGACGTGTACATATAGAAGTCAAAAAACTTCATAAGGACTGGGGCAGATGTATAGCAAGTTGGGATGGCAGACAAGCACCCAAAGGCAAATTTGACCAACGTAAATTACCACATCATGTGGTCGAAGGATACTACATTCAATTGCACAGCAAATTCCCAACGTGGAAAGACTTTATCGAAACCCTGGCACACGAAATGGTGCACCTGTATCAGATGACAGTATTGAAAGATCCTTATTCGAACCACAATGAAAATTTTTATTCTTTCAGGCCTACTTTTGAGTCTGCTGGTTTAAAACTGTATCGCTAAACTCTGCATAAGAAATAATCTTAGAATTCTTTAGATCTGTACCTGTCTGCAAGTAATTTAAAAATTCGGGAGGGTTATCATGAACAACAGTGTAGTTCACGTAAGGCCTCATTTTCAGCATGTCTCTAAATTGTTTCAACCAACCTTCAAATATAGAATCACTGTGCCTTTCACCGTAACAGGTTGTGTCTTGGTATATGTTGTTCAATTGGTCCTTTCCATACTCTCTGAAGTCATATCCTATCAGGTAGATGTTCTTGTGTCCATGCACACCCGCGGTCCAGAATGCCTGATTGCCTGATATCCAGTGTGGATTGTTAGGAATAAGATGTAACATGCCTTTTGTTTGTTTCCGGTTTACTTCTAAAGCAGGTGCGTAGTGGACAGTCTTAAGTCCTACTTCGTCCTCGACCATCTGCATTGTCATTTTAGTATCAACGGAAAATATGAAATCAGGCATGAAGTCTCGATACAGAGCATTACATCCGTATGTCTGTCCTGTCGACTTCAACAGATTTAGATCAAATTCCTTTCTCGAAGGACCATTACCTATACAGTAAGCATTGCCCTTTGGGGTGGCCTTGACCTTGTCCTCGTAGAACGCTGTCTCTATTATCTTTTGTCCTTTTCTCAATATTGTTCTCACAGTGATAGTTTCGCCTGTGTAGGGTTGCCATTCTATAGGTTCTATGACATTTCGCTGATTTAGGTTGATTCTCATTTGATGTATTTCTCCTCTAGTCTCTTTTTGATCCTACGCCATGGAAGGCCTTCTTCTATTTCTTTTTTGAACCATTCCGTGTATGCCAGTTTGTTCGCCCACGTGATCCTGTTTGGCATTGCTGGAGTGTTGATATCTAAAAGTTTGGTGTTACCAACATCGTGGCACAAACTCGACTGAGACACGAAAACCGGAATTCCTTTGATCACGGCTTCTATTGCAGGGTTGGAACTGTGATTTACAACCGCCCACGTTCTCTCGAGAGTTTGTTTAAAATCTGTGTCGTCATAGGTGCGGTAATCTCTTTTTGGTAAACGCACCTTGACGTTCTTGAAATCGTTAGAATTAAATCCTATTTGATTTCTAGGGTGTGGTCGTACTAGAATTGGTCTAGTTGTGTATTTTCTTATTTCCGTGATTTGCTGGGCAATCCAGGTGTCCATCCTTGGCATATCCTTCCATTGTTCTGATGCTTCATGTTGACCGCATATCACAATAATATCTCCTGTAGGATTCCATGGTCTGAGTTCATGTTTAAACAACGGCCAGCGTTTGTCGTCAAAATCTTGATTGGCAAAATCGGCATCTCTGTTTATTCCGTTGATGCCTATTTTAAAACTTTCATTACGTCTAAGACCTCCAACCTCGATCACTACAACAGGTTTGTTTTGACTGCGGTACTCGTTCCATATCCTACGGTACTGTTCCATCCTGCCTCGCCAAAGCACACTCCATATCACTGCCACGTCAGCGTTGGCACGTTTGTTTAGGTAAACTTTATCACCGGCATCGTGCAAACTTTTTATGAAAGCCTCAAAAATAGGTTTAGAGTTCAATGGTCCATACTCTGTCCAAATTTCTATTCTCATTTCAGTGCCGGTGGTACTTTCTTCCAGTAGTCAACGTTGAATATGTCGACCGGAGCATTTGGATTTCGCCTTAGGTCATTTTTTGCAGATGTGCCTAGATTTTTACGTTTACCTTTCAAGTGATCCATATACAATCCTAGTTCACTGTTAACGAACACATGGTGTCCTTTAACACCCTTCCAGTATCCTATGTCATTGACTGTAATTTGTTTTTCTTTTCTGTAGATTTTTGAAAGGTACCAAAAAACATAACTGTCATGCCATTCTAACAATTTGAAAATCTCGTCAGTGATATAAAGTTTTTCCCAATCATTAATGAAGTTTTGTATTTCGGGGTGTTTCATATTGTATCCCACAAAACCACATTCGGGGTATTTTCCGCCATCGTTGAGATTTGGATTTTCTCTACCGAGGTAGGTAAGCATGGTATTTTTAGGTAGCAAACTTTCAAAAAAGTTTATTGGCACTGGACGGAATGTAAAAGTGTCTCCGTCTATCCAAACTACATAATCATAATCTTTAGAATTACGCACAGCGTTCACGACACAAAAAACTTTGTTTGCAAATCTCACAGCGGCCCAGAGATATGAACCTTTGTTCTTGTCCTTACCGCCTTTGGCCTGTAGTTCTTCAGGTCTCCTCACCCCGCCTGGTATTTCTTGCAGTTCACCGTTGGCCACGGGATCGTCTTTATGCTTGTTCTTGAATTTAAAGAGTTCTGGTTCGGCTGTGTTGAGGTCAACCCATTGCAATCTTTCATACTTACAATCAGGCTTTGGTTCTTCGGCGTAGACAACTATATCCACTTCTGGTGGAAACTGCTCGGCCATTGACTCGATGCCCTTCTTTCCGTACTGTTCCCAGGTACCTGGTTTGTATGATGTGACAACTTTAATCTTCATTTATTCTCCTATTTAAATCTTTGTATCCCGGCCAGTTTTGTAAGATCTCCTGCTGTTCGTTTGGTAATTCATTTATATAATTTGATCCCCCGCGTCTGTAAAATTTAAGTTCGTCTGGAACATCTGTTTTATTTTTTTCTTGCATTTTTGTAAACGTTGTCTGGGTTTTAGCATATTCGAATGCTTCTTTATCCCAGGCATAGGCATATGAACTGAATATCAAGTCTATCATATTCCGCCATTGCTCGTCATCTTTCTTAAGATCTTCATAACGAACTTTCAGTTTTTTACCTTTGTGCTGGTCATAATGATCTAGTTGTGCATTCATAAAGTTTATAATTATATCAAACCCCCACTGCTTGTCATGTGCAAAATCAATTATGTCCTTGTGCTGTGGAGGTGTAAAGTTTTTATAAGGCACACTCTTTAGGTAGGGCCAGTAACTGAACAAAACATCCAGTGGATTTCTAAAAAGGTAGATTATATTCTGTTCCTGCATCTCATCTAAAAAAATAAATTTTCGTTTGTCTTGTATTTGGAAATATTCTTCCCATGGGATATGTCCCGTGGCACTCATCCAGTCGTGTCTGAAAAGTATTCTTGGAATGCCCGGCCTAGGACGGTCAACCCATTTACTGAACTCAACGTTGTATTTTTTTGCAATATAGTGTCCGAACAGGTGTTTCATCCAAGTCCTCCCACAACGGGGAAAACTTAAAATCAAATTAGGAATGTTGACATACTGATTTTTCAGTACTCCTATCCGCCTATGCATCAAACCCTAACCTTTCTTTGAATCTTTTGAATACCAGTCCAGAACGTATCTCATCAGTTGTCCACTGCATGTATCCAATGTTGTTCAACCACTGTTGCCTGTCGGGATACAATGGTGTTTCAATGTTGTTAAGATCCTTATTTGCCACGGGATAACAAATGGCGAGGTCACTAGTTACAAAAGTCGGTATACCTCTCACACAAGAATCTATGCTGGCGGTCGAGTTGTGAGTGACAACAGCGTGACAGTTGGCGATTGCCTCCTGGAAGTTGAATCTGTAATATTTTTTTTCGTCTCCTTTGAAGTGTGCTTGTCCTTCTATGAGTGTGCAGTCTTCTGGGAATTCATTTTTACGATTAATCATTTGTGCCATGTGATTTGGGTGTGGACGTATTAAAAATTTTCTTTCTGTGATTGGTCTCAGTTTGTCGTAAACACCCATGAACCAATCTATCGGGTCAAGTTCGTCCATGCTCCAGTTGTCCTTTGGCTGTAGGACAAACAGTATAGGGTCATCTTGGTTTGACTTACGCCATGGTTCGTTTTTGACATTCCACAACTTTTTCATCATCTCCCACCTATCGCTTGGTGAGTTGTCATTCAAAAAGTCGCCGTTGTTCATGGGCGAATATAAACTGACACGCCAGTGATGTTGGGGGTGTGTGACAGTGTTGCCAAAACTAGAAAGTATGCCACCGTCAAATGTGATTATGTAAATGCCCTTTTTCTTAGCACGTTCCACTAGGTCCCTCCTACGCCCCTTGGTATGGTGTGGTTGGTTCTTACCACCGTAGCCAAACATACAACCTATCGGTGCTGTGGGTTCCATCTCGTTATCGTCCCATGGCCCTTCCTTGTGCTCATTAACTATTATGGGATTGTCGCCGCAGGCCCTAATGCCGTCAGCCATGTGCTGTAGAAGTTGCCAACTGGCACCTCGCTTACGGTCCTTTACTGTCCTTCTAAATATTTCAACGTCCATTTAGTATCTCCCAGGCGTATCCATTTTGCATTTCTTTTGCTGTAAATTGTCCATATGCGAGACTATGAAACAAAGGTCTAGGATCCTCATACACCGGTTGCTCGATTCGTGCTAGACTTTTTCCTGCAATGGGAAAAGCACAATTATTGCTGTCGGTGAACACCGGCACACCGTTTGCCAGTGCCTTTATTGTGATTGAACTGTTGTTAGTAACCACTGCGTGGATCTCGTCCCACACAATTGGTTGTTTTGGTACTTTGGTGCTGTTTTCTCCTGTGTGTATTATGCCATCAGAGCCTAATTGTGCTTCAGGATTGTAAGGTTTTTCCCTCACTAAAATTTCTCTGTCTGTGTTTTGCTTTAATTCACTTATTGTTTTGTCCAACCAGTTTTCGCATTTGAAGAAAGTGCTTATGCTGTTTGTTGGAGGACACACTAATATCTTGCTTCCATTCTTATGGTATGGTTTCACTTCGAAAGGAAAAGTCGCCTTGAACCTATCATCTGGACGCTCTTCTATGAAATTTTTTACGTGGTCGTTCTTTACTATCCTAAGGAAGTATGGTGCCTGTCTACTAAGACCCCAATACGGTCTATCCATGAAGAAGAAATCAATTTTATTTTTTTGACAGTGTTCGTACACAAGATTTGTGCCCCTCAAAATACCAAACAGCGATATGCTGTCGGCGTCGGTTGCCTGAATGCACTCGTTGTGAGGAAGTATTTTTGAATTAGGTATTCCTTGTTTGAAAAATTCAATGTACTTTTCGGTAACGTGTCTGTTTGTTTTTGAAAGGTAATTCATATTACATTTTAATAATTTTTAGTCCAAATGTCTAATCAAATCTTTGACATCTACTTCGAAATCTATCAAATCGTTGAGTCGTTTCACTCCTTTTGGCCTGTTTCCGCTGTATTGTATTGGAATAGTTTTTGCAAGGTAAAGTTCGTGATCTAGGGCCAAACAGTTTGCCAACACCGGGTAAACTTTTTTGTGTATCATTTTTGGATCTTGTATCTCTATTATTTTTGTTCCTTGTTCACACCATAAGATGTTCGTAAGTCCTGCGCCATGTGGCGCAACGATATGACTTGCTTCGGAAAAACATTTTACTTGTTCTTTTATAGACATGTCTTCGAGAGTCACTGTTTGCCATCCTTTTAGAGCCATCATAAGTTTTTCAGCATTCAGTAATCTTCTGGTAGTTGCTTTGTTCCGTGACACGTAGATCTTCTTTCCTTTGCTTTTGCCCACCCCTATTACATTTTTTAACACGTGTAACCATGGAGCCAAAGACGGTGCTATCACTCCATCCTGATGATTACTAAGACTGGGTACGATAAGGTGTTGGAACTGCCAGGTCTCTTTCTCGGGTAGCACCATGTATTTTAGATCCGGAAAGAATGCCTCTGCCACTTTATCAAAATATTTGCTTGGGTTAGATAACACGAAACAATACTTTGTGAACAATGTACTCCAACGTTTTTCGACTAACCTGAACTTTGATATTATATCTATCCATACGTGCCATGGATTGTTAGCACTCTCTTTATCGATAGGCAACCATACGTAGGTGTACCTTTCATTGAAATGCCTTGTGACTTTGGGTAAACGTATCTCGATTTTCTCACCCCAGGTGTCCCATAAGCCATGTGTCTTATTGGGTTTATTTTTGTACCTGTGTGTGAGGTTCCAGACGTGATTAGTGATAAGATGATTCTCGTTGGTCACAATCAACGGACAGGAGTTGACCTGGCAGTCAAAAAATTCTGCCATGAATGTTGGTAAAGATTTATATGACGAAGGGGCATCGGGATGATACGGTACATGATAATCGAAGCCTGAATCGATCGTTGGAAACCTGTTCAGAAAATATTTGATATCGGTGATGTTTTTGACTGTTGGCATTTCTAAATAACTAGTATATAATTATCGTATGACCATATCCAAATTGTTTATAAACGGTTGTTCATTTCTCACACCCAGACCAAAGGACAATGTAATCACACACACAGGCATTGAACTTGCTCGTCTATTAGATTTGGAAATAGCGGAAAATGTCGCACAAGGTGGCAGGGGAAATGACAGGATAAGTTTCACAACTAAACTTTGGTTCACACAGAAAAGGCCTGTGGATACAATGGCCGTTATAGGTTGGTCCAGCAGTGACAGGTACGATTATGTGACCGATGACGGATGGAAGAAGGGCAGAATACCATCTTTTGATTCTACCTGGAGGACCTGGAAGGTCGGCGAACAACTGCGTTTTGTTTCCAAGCAACCAGGCTGGAGCATTGAACAGCAGTCGAAGATGAGATTCGTAGACCACGTGATTGATCTACAGAATTTTTTTAAACTGAACGGAATACCATACGTGATGTATAATAGCCTAAGCAATGATTTGTCTTCGGACAACAAAGATATCGAGCTGATGAAAACTCAGATAGATAGATCCAGATTTTTCCGCTTGGACGATTGTCATTTCAATTATATTATGGATAATAAAATGATTGTTGCACCAAACGATCCACATCCGTCAACGGAAGGACATGAAAACTGGGCAAAAAAACTAAAGGAATTCATAGATGCTAACAATTTATGCACCACAAAATAATCTAAACAGCAAGGCATGGGAAGTCTTCGATGGAGTCAAAAAGTCCTGGCCAGAGCAAGTGTCAGTATTGAATAATCGGCAAGAAAATGATCCTAAACCAAATTCGATGTTTTGGGGTTTTGTGGGTAACAATTTGGAAATGGTCAAGAAGTTAGAAGCAAGAATGCACAATTATTGGTTCACTGACACACCTTACTTTGGCAGATTTGATAACAGTAATTTAAAATCAGACAACCACTATTGGCGAATTTGTAAGAACAGAATTCACGCACATTATATCAAAGATTGCAAAGCAGATAGGTTTGAAAAATTTGGAATGCGAATTAAAGCACCTAACTTTGCAGGCAAACACGTTTTGGTGTGTCCTAGCAGTTCAGGTATACATGGATATCTGGATACACCCAACTGGACGAACGAAACAATCAAACAGATTAAAAGGTACACGGACAGACCAATCAGACTTCGACACAAGCCTAGGGGCAGGGGTACATCAGGGCCAAGTGAGGCAAAGGTACCCCTATCCGAGGACCTTAAGGAAGCCTGGTGTGTAGTGACCAGTTGCAGTATAGCGGCGGTAGAAGCAATATGTGAAGGTATACCTGTGTTCTGCCATAATCTAAGTTTTGCAGTAGATGTTGGAAATATCGAATTGTCAGATATAGAAAATCCTTATTATGGTGGACCGGAACCTTGGTTATACAGTCTTGCCTACCAACAGTTTACTCCAGAGGAAATCAACGACGGCAAGGCTGTTGAAATTTTAATGGACAAAGGATTGTTATGAAAATAGAAAAACTTAAAAACAATCTATGGGTTCCTTCCAATGACGCTCAGATAGAACAATGGAGAGAGAAAGGATATCCACATATGCAAGAACGTTGTCTCAATGACTTTGTAAAATGGTGCGAGTCGCAAAACAAAAAATTTAATTGTATCATAGATGTAGGAGCATGGTGCGGAACCTGGAGTATGGTAATGCAAAAGTTCGCCAGGCAGGTTAAATGCTATGAGCCAAACAAAACACATTTTGAATGTCTGACTAGGAATTTGGCACCATACAACCATACAAGTTTGTACAATCAAGCAATAGGAAGCCAGAACGGATTCATAAAATTATCTGACGAAACAGCAACACAGAACACAAGGGTACTTGAAGAACCAGGAAACACTCCAATAACTACCTTAGACAGCCTCGAGATAAAAGGTGTAGAAATGATAAAATTAGATGTTGAAGGATTTGAAATGGAAGTATTAAAGGGTGCGGAAAAAACACTTCAAGATGTCAAATTTGTAATGATAGAACTGAACAACAACAGTAAAAAATACGGAAGTAGTAATCTAAAGATAGAGAAATTTTTAGTTAAACTTGGGTTCAAAACACTGATAAAGGTGTGGCCCGATGTGGTATGGTATAGGAGTTAGTATGGAAGAAATGTATGTGTGGCTCAAAGAGAACTTGGCCGACAAAGGATACAAGCCAGAAAAAATTTTAGATATCGGTGCTTGGAATGGTTTTTGGACAATCAATGCAAAAACTTTTTGGCCGGACAGTAATTACACCTGTATTGAAGCAGGCCAAAAACATGAAGACAACTTGAAGAAAGTCGCAGATCAATATCATATTGCAGTGCTAGGCGATGAAAACAAGGAAGTAGACATGTATATAAATCCTGTGGGTTACACCAAAGGTGCAACACTTTTGCCGGCCTCCACAAACAAGAAAAAGAGACCCGACCGAAGGACGATGCAGACACTGGACACGCTAGTAGGTAAGGACGCCAAATTTGATTTCATAAAACAAGATATTCAAGGTGCTGAAATATTATGCATGAAAGGATGTCCTGAAATATTCCAACGGGCAGATTACGTGTTGAATGAAGTAAATCTTTTTTCCTACGCTCACTCTCCGAACACGCCTTGTAGGAAATCAATGGACGAGTATATGCGATCTATAGGCTTTCCCTATGCAATATCAATCAACACACACTTTGGTGACCCTAAGCAGGTAGATAGGTTGTACAGCAAAAAAGAATTTAATTAACGCACGAAGATATAATCATTAGGACGACCTTTTGTGTCCCACGTTCCCACATGTTTGTAACCGAGTCCCTTCAACAAGTCAGATGCTGAGAAGTCACCCCTGTTCTGTTCTATCACTATGGTCGGATTGCAACGCTCTATTGTGTCCAGTGATCCTTGTAATATCTTGGTCTCGTAACCCTCAACGTCACACTTGATGAAGTCCACGTTGGCGAATTTGAACTTGTCAACGGTGGTTATGTTCACCTTTAATCCACTGTCTAGTTCCTTGATTCTGCCTACGCCTCTTTTGGTGTAACGCACATCATCCTTCTCGCCCAGCCCTGTGTTGTGGTAAGTGAACTTGTTCACGTCTTTTACTTCTTTAGCCAAGAATGACTGCCTGTCCCTGAAGTCAAAACAATGCACGTGTTGGAAGTCGGGCTCGAGCCATTTGGCGAAGCCAAACGTGTCACAGCCTATGTCCAGGGCGTTCCTGAATTCTTTTATGTGGGGTTTGCACCACTCATAGAAGTTATTCCATACTACTAGTTTTTTTTGATACGTTGACATATACTCTCAAATTTTTTATTTGACATATCCAGTTGTACAACCGGGCGTCTTATGTAGTTTTTATTTTTCTCCAACACCTCTATATCTTTGCTTTTTGTTATAAGGAACGTATTAGGAAAGTAAAGTATATTTTTACCCGCGAGACGCAAGTCATCCCTGTTGTTACGATCATTCCTTTCCTTAAAAAACCAAAGGCATATTACTTCTTTTTGAAAATTTATGTGCCTTAGGTCGTCAATAAACTCGAATCCTGTTTTATATTGCTTGTCAAACTCCTGCCAGGTATGGTGATCTAGATTGTTTTGATTCTCATACAACTTGTCGTATTCCTTAGTGTCAAATATGTTGGTAGCATACACGTGGGTTACCGGTTCGACAAAAATTTGATCTGACTGAATTTTTTCCCAATTCATTATGCCGAGAAAAGGTTTATAACTTCTTTCTTCCACACGTCGGCGTATTCACATTCTCTGTAACCATCAAACCAAGGACCACCTTCCGTGTAGTGAAGTATTTTTGGTTTTCCGTCTTTAGGTTCTTTGTACCATCCAACTAGCCAATTGTAATGATGTGGTAAAGATCCTATGTCTGCATCGTCTAGCCACGAAAACCTGTGTAGAAACTTTGGACTTTCTTGATTAAGCAGTGCAGGAGTTAGGATTTTATTTTTCTCGTGACCACAATTCCACAGAACCATGGAACTCCAATTCTTACGTGGGTACACGGATTGTACCTGTCCGTCCATCTTTGTAGTCTCTTTTGGTTGGTACTCATGTTGCACACATACAACTGCTTTTGATTCATCACAGTATTGCTCTAGTTCTGTGGTTGGAACTTTCCAAACAAAATCGCAATCGCAAAACACCGCCCAGCCTTTGAAGTCGTTAAGGTATGGAACAAAAAACCTAGTAAAAGTAAATTCTGTAGATGCAAGTTTATCGGACTCTCTGGTGTATATGCCTTGCGATCTCATGTCGTTCTGTTTTAATGGTATAACTTCTGCTGAGGGATCTCTGCGTTTGATCGAGTGTTCACACACCTGATATGCTATGTCTTCTCTGCTGTCCCAACCTACATAAACCTTCATATCAAATATTTAAGTCTTTGGCCAGTTCAGGTATAAAATTAGATAGTTCTATCTTCCTATAGGCATCTCTTTTAGATATGACTTGCTTGAATCTTTCTATCTGCCTGTACACATCTGAGTCTAGATTTTGTTTGATGTTTTTAATCAAAGCATCAAAGTTAGTTGTGTGCATCAGTTTGTCTTGTTGCAGTCCTAACAATCTCTCGAGAGACTTCTCCTTGGATTTTTTTGGTAAAACTCTTAAGTGTAGGTAATCTGGCCCTTCGAGAATATTGAAATTACAATGTATCTTGACAGCGTTTGCATAATCGATCATGTCTTTTATATACATCAAATTGAAATTTTGTACTGTATGATTAATCATGAACGTGGCATTCTTTAATTTTCTTAACATCTGCACGTTGTATTTGATTGTTTCAAAATTACTAGGAAATCTCAGGTAATCGTTCACTTTGTCTATGCCATCGATGCTGAAAATAATTTTCAAATTTCTAAATCTTTCTAGAAGTTTATGTAGGTCATCGTTATATATTGTGCCATTCGTTGTTATCCATACAGCGAGATTATGTAGGTCCTTCTTCCAACTTAATTTTTCCAATAGTTGTATTATCTTTGGATTCATCAAGGGTTCACCACCCTGTAAAGTTATGTGTGTCACATTGTGTTTTTCGATTTGTTCTATGAGGTAGTCCAGTCTCGAGTCATCGTAATCATAGTTCTTCTGATCTAGTTTCTCAAACCCCAGGTCGTTGTTCTCAACTAGCAACTTACTGCTTAAAGTTCCACTGCACATATAACATTTTAGATTACAAAGATTTGTGATGTCGAGGTTGTAGTCTTCGGGGTGTTCCAAGTTTTCTTTGCCAAGCAGTTTCAAATATTCCTCTGCTTTTTTATTACCAATCACTTTGTATTGGAAGTTTGAGTTTTGACGCAAACTTCTTGATCCTATTGCCTCCTTCTCCCAACATATCCTACACTCCTTGGGAGTTTTGTTTTCTTTGAAGGCATTTATAAGATACTGCCTGTAATCACTATTCCAATAATCCACTATATCGTTTTGTTTTAGATTGAATCTGTGTTGTCCTTTGAATTCTGTTTCGTTTGGTCTGGCGTCACAACATACTTTGATTGATCCGTCTGTGGTAATGTTGATGCTGTTGTAGGGTCTGATGCAGAATTTATTTTTTTCCATGTAGTAATGAATGAATTTCTTTCCAATTACTTACACGTATGATTTCTGGGTGATCGAAGTCACGGTTGTATGGGTGGTCTATTAAAATAGGCTTTAAACCGTAATTGAGCCCTGCTAAGGCGTTGTGAGGCTTGTCCTCGACCCAATACAGTCCGGTTCCGTGAAATTCTGCTAATGCGCTGTCTTTGTCTGCACCTGTACCAAGAATATGGTAGTTTGTAAAAATGTGTTCACCAAATAATTCACCGAGTCTACGCTTTCTCAGTTCCTGTGCTGGCTTATCTGATGTCTGCGACGTGATGGGAATGAACGTCCAACCTTCCGCCGCTATCAGTTTAACCCAGGTCTGTGATTCGAGCATGGGACGTTGTGTGCCCATCCAAGCACTCCTATTGAATTCTCTAATTTCTTTCCTCACCTCTGTTTTTGTAAGTCCAAATCTTTCCGCCATTTCGTAGGTGTTTTCTTTGTCGGGGAGAAGTTTATAAGGATGATATCTCGCACCACGTTCGTCGAACAGTGTGCGTTGCAACATCCATTTGGTGAAATGGTGCTCCCATTCCAGTAGCACTCCGTCTACGTCTGTTAATATGATTCTATTTGATGTCGGCATCTTCCATTCCAGCGACCCTCAGTTTCACAATGTTGGTTATCTGCCATTGCTTCTGATCCAGTCCTTTGGTTATGCCCAGCCATTGGTTTCGCAGTAGTGCGAAATCGTTTACGATTTTTGTCAGGTCAACAACGTCATCCTCGCCGTCGACATACTTCTCTGCGTCTCTGCTTGATAGTGCTCTGTTATAGTTCTCTAGAAATTTCTTAAATGTTTTTGATCTCAATCTTCTCAGTTCGATGTTTAGGTACTCTAATATTGCTTCTAATTGTTGAAGTTGTCCAAAACGTTCTTCCACTATACCTGGAAGTGCCGCGGATGCTCTTTCAAGGTTGCCGTATATCTTACACTGCTTCTTTGCTTCAAGCAGTTCCTTGTCAAAGTGTGCGACGCAATCTGGAATTTTTGCTAGACTTCTACTAACTTCGTTGTACCAATTAATCATCTCTATACCTGTCGTCGTACGGCTCGTCTACTTCGTCCTCGTCTTCAAACACGGTATTGATTGCTTCTTCTAGTTTAGGATCAAACTCTCCGGATGCCTTTATCTCGTCGGATTCCACACCAATGTCTTCTAGACTTTTGATAAAATCAATTGCCGCATCTAGTCTTGATCTTTCTGGTACGTAGTGCGAAATCGAACTCCAAAGACGTTCTATGTCTTCGTGGGTGAAATCAATCATTATTCTGCGTCGTCCTCTTCTATAGTTTCTGTTTTCTTCGCTTTTGATTTTGGTGCTTCTTCAACACTTTCCGCTTTCGCTTCTGTGCTTTCTTTGAAGTTTGCCATTATCATATCTAATTTATCACCAGTCCACGCTTTTCTGAAGTCTATGTGTTCTTTCCCTTGTGGATCAACATATTTCAGTCTATTTCCGGTTTGTACAAGAATACCTTTCTTCTCGAACAGGTCCACCAGTCCACTGTAGGGATCCATACCTGTGTCATAAGGGATCTTGACCTGCACACCCTCAAACGGTTTAGCATATCTTGTTTTCATTACCTTACAAGCGGCCCTGATACCTCGAACTTCAGATATCTTGTTGCCCTTCTCGTCTTCTTTGAGTTTCAATTTCTTCATTGCTATCACGATAGAACTTGCATAGATGAATCCCTGTCCGCCTGATATCTTGTCATCTGGATCAAACATGTCCTGTGATGCGTAGGTGTGGTTGGTCGCAATCAATCCCACGTTCCAACTTCCAAACATGTTTACACAGTTCCTGACCAGTGCGGTAAGAGCCTTTGGCTTCCTACCAAGGTCGCCTTTCATGTCTCCCGCTTCAAATTGGTTCACGTCTGTAGGTGTCAGCATCATGCCCAAACTGTCTATCACGAAAAGAACTTTAGGAGCACCTTCTTTGTTGTCAGCATGTTGTTCCTTGTAGCCTTTCATAAACTCTGATATGGTCTTGGCCACGTCATCCACCATTGACATGCTCAGTTTTAAAAGTTTTTCTTCCGACGTGTCAACGCCCAGTGCCTGTAGCCATGTCTCATCAAGTGCGTTCTCTGTGTCTATCAATATAACGAAGATACCCTGTGCTTGGGCGTTCTTGATTATGTTTCCTGATGCTATGTATGATTTACCTGCCCCTGATTCTCCTGCGAGCACAGTCACCTTACCCAATGGAATTCCTTTGTTGAAATCACTGGTCATCAAATAGTTCAGAGCATAGTTGCCTGTAGATATCCAGTCTGTTGGATCACTGAAACCTATTCCTAGTCCTTGGATTGATTTTGTGATACTCTTTCTAAATTTTGTTGCGTCAAATACTTTTGTCATATTGCCCCTATAATATTATCCAAAGGATTATTGCCACAATCAACATCCACGCGGGTATTTGTTTGTACAATATCCATTCTATTGCTTTTGTAATTTTTCTTTTTATATCCATACGTTATATTACTACACAAGGCCCTAACAGTCAATATCAGGGCCTTGGTAAAATGTCAGATTATTTTGCTTGTCTTGATCTGATCAGTTTCAGTATGTCCTCTGCCCTCTTGGCACTGTCAGTTGCAGGAGCCGCCGGAGCCGCCTCTGGTTGTGGTGCTGGTGCAGATTCAGTTACTGGTGCCGGTGCAGGTTCAGATGCAGGTGCTGTCGTTGCCGCTGGTGCCTGTGCCACAGGTGTCTGTGGTGCATTGTAGGCCACGCCCGCTGGTCTGAAGTACTGTCCGTACTGTTCTAGATCATAAGCCTCACCTTCAACAGATTTCTCAAATAATTCCTTGATTATTTTTACCTCTGTCTCGGTAGGCTCTTTTGGTCTGAAGTCGTTCAGGTTGTGTAAACCATGGGTGTCGATCGCGGCTCTCTCTGCCTCGTCCAACGCTCTTTCTCTTCTTGACCATTTTGATGTTGAGTAGTCAGCGTAACCACCTTTAGTGGTTTTCGTTATCCTGAAGTCAACACCCTTCACGTAGTCAGTTGGCATTTCTTCCATCTCTGGATCCATCAGTGCCCCTCTGATAATGTTGAAGATCTGAGGTCCGATGATGAACCTTCTGATCGGATTCTCAGGTGTTGTGTCCTCTGATAACGGATTCGTGACTACGAAACCTTGGAATATGTAACTTTTCTTCTTCCAATATTTCCTACCCATGTCTTCCATGCTCTTGTCTTTGAACCATGGTCTCACTTCCGTTAGCACTGGACAAGTCTTGCCATACATCTCCATACACGGTACTTGTACTGTTACCGGTCTTGAATCTGTCTGACCCTTGATACCTGCGAAAGGTAGTTTTATCATGTTCCTTTCAGTCCAGAAGAATGTGTTGGTCTCGTCCTTGTCTGGTAAGAACCTAACTACTGCTTCAGAACCTTCAGATATATTCCAGTGTGGGTAGATGGCGTTGTCTCCGCCTGATGATGAAGTGGAGCGATTCACTTCTTGTGCTTTTAACTTCGCTCTTATTTCAGCCAATGATGCCATAATGTAAGCCTCCTTTATTGTGCCTATGTTTGTTTGTGCCTAAATGTATATTAGACATACTGCATAATATACACACTTATTTATCTAATGTCAATGATTATTTTTTTGTAGAAAACTTTCCATATGGCACAATGCAAGGCCATTGTCAATAATCCTGTTATACCTATCCATTAGCCATTGGCAAGCCATTATTTCCCTGATCATTTTAAGATTTCCTCTGAACCGATTTAGCAGATCTGACAGCAGTCGTTGTAGAATTTTTTGGTTTTCTGTATTGGTTGAGTAAATTTTGGTAGAACTGTTCAATGTGTGAGTAAGATCTGCAAGTCCATCATCAACGTGCTGACTAATATAACTCTTCCAAATTTTTGCACTTAAACAATTATCAATCAAATCTAAATCTAATTTAGACCAATCTATAGTTTCCCATAGATCTAACCAATTTTCGTTTGCCAGGTTTAGAAATTTATCATCGTTATTTTCGTATTGTCTTGAGTAAGATCTCCAAGAACCGTGGTCAGTACATCTGACACTGTCGGAGTTCCAAGTTGGCACAACATACAAGTTGTCTCCCCATAACGGCGACCAATCTGAATATGCATTATATACAGTTTCAAATATACTAGGATATCCTACTTTAGAGAAAGTCTGCGAAGTAATAAATGATTTCCATTTTGTATCTAAACTGTTGAAAGCGGGCAAAATCCATTTACCGGTGTGTAACATGGTTGCATTGGAACCGTTACCATGTAATATCCAATCGCAATCTTGTTTCAACTCGCCTATTGTTCTTTCGTCATACCCATCCAAATTCATGACAGCAGGTTTAGGAACACTTGCAAGACTACTACCTGTTATGTAGTCATTCACCAGCAGGTGTCCATCTAGCTCTTTGATGTTTGCAGACACGTGCTTCCTTTTCCATATACTAATAGTATCATTGATAAGTTTTGTGTTTTTTATATTATACCGAGGGCCATCTGTGAATCCTACCACGTTGAAATCAAGTTTATTCTTGTACAGCCATGACGCCATCATGTTGCTGTCTATTCCGCCCGAGCACAACACCGTGTACTTGCCTTTGTACTGTTCGGCTAAACTTGTCATGTGTGCATCGAACATTTTTTCAACACTGTTGTAGTATTCTCTTACACAATAATCGCGTTGGACAATTTTTTTGGTTTTAATTCTTTCATTGATCATTTCAAGATCGTCGGTAACTTTTATACCTTCATAGAAATCTAAATGCTGATCCACTAGGGTCGCACTGGTTAAATGATCTAAGATTCCTGGAGTAAAATTCGTGTCATTTTTCCAATCAGTCTTAGCAAAGCAACCGCCAACTTCACTGTGTGGAATTTCTACACCTTTGAATTTGTGTTTGACAGGGTACCAATCTCGGTCGTAAGGCAACTTCATGTGGATATTTAATGTGCCTGATGTTGGTGGTGATTATTTGTAGAACGCTAGGTTCTTGATACGATCTATCTGGGTGTCGTATGCCATTTCTTCTTCTGAGTAGAAATCTTCCAATTGTAGGCCTGCAAGTTCTATGGCATCTCTCAAAGTGTATTCCTGGTCGCCAACTTTGAACTTGTCGCCTGCCTTCATGCCCGCCGCCTTGGCTTTCTGAACTGCCTGTGCGAATTGATTGCCTTCAAATTTACCTGCGTGTGCACCGCCTTGCATTTTATCGTAGTGTTCCGCGGCTTCTTCTTGACTTAATCCTAGTTCATCTGCTTTACTCATGAATTCTTCCTTGCTCATGCTCTGTGCCATGTCTGCTATCTTGTCTCCCATTCCTTCTGTCTTGTCTGCGTACTTGGGATCACCTGATTTCATTCTTTGATATGCTGTGGTATTCATCATCTTGTCTGCCTTTGTCACATCAAGTTTTGTAGCGTTCTCTTTGTCTTTCTTTTCTATCTCAGGATCTTTTTTAGGTTCTGTTGTATATTCCTTTAATTTGTCATAGTTCTGATGTAGGTATTTTTCAGCCTCTTTGTAATCGGCTGACTTGAATGCCGAATTGCTGTCCTTGTCAAGCACGTCGTATATCATCTTGCCGTCTTCGCCCTTGTACATTGATACATAAGGCTTGATTGTAGATTCTCCAACGTTGTCGACCCAACTTTCAAACGCTTCTGTTTCTTTTGGTTTGCCCTTAAGGTCTTTCTTTGGTGCGAATTCGCCTGGATCTTTCCTCACCTCATCTTTGAATGCTGGATCATTCTGCATCTTCTTGTAATCGTCGATGTATCTCTTGGCAAGTTGTATTGCTATCTTCTTGTTCTTCATGTAGTCTGGAGTTGGTTTGAAGTTCGCGCTGTTCTCTTGTTCCATCTCGTCCGCTACCCTTGAAGCGAAGTTTGCCAGCCTGTCTTCCTCACCTGATTTTGTAAGGAGCCTACTTGCTATGTCTGATAGTATAGAACTCAACATTGTGTTCTTGTTTGTGAATTTCGTGTTCTTCAACATCTTGTCAGCGGCGTCATCTTTCCTCAGTACAAGTTTGCTGTCTGGATCTGTAAGGAATGACTGTACAATAGCACCGTGGTCCACTGGTGGTTGTATCGGTGCATCAATTGGCTCTGCATCTGGTTCAAGTTCGTTGATTGGTTCTTCCTTAGGTGCGTTTTCTAATTCAGCCATAACCCTGCTGATAAGAGGAAAAGCATCTTCCACCCTGCTGTCTAAATTTGTCTGTGTGAATTTTTCTCTCAACTTGTTCACTGTCTCGTCATCAAGCACCTGGTCTTCTTTTTTCTTGTAGCTCTTGCAACTTGATTCGTAGTGTGACTGTTTTGACAAGTTTCTCATGTATTCCCTTAGGTTCTCTAATTGTAGTTTCGTGTTCTCAATAATGTCGCCTGCGTTGTCGTTCAGTTGATCCTTGTTTGAAACATATCTTGAGAATGATTGTAATTTTGCTATATCTTCGGAAGTCTGTATGATGTGTTCACCAAACTCGTCATGCGGTCTTCCACCGTTGGCCACGTGTCTCATCATTGCTCTCGCACCTGATAGATGTGTAAGTGGATACTTGAATCTCTCACCGTCTTCGTTTTCGATGTAAAGTGATTGTATCTGTCTTGACCTTGCACCTGGCACAGTCTCATCAACCTTGCCTTTGTGCCTGATTATCAATTTTGTTTTGTTTAGGTTCTCGAATGAACTCTTAGAAGTGCCTGTTAGGCCTTCTGCAACTGGTGCCTTTTCAACACCCGCTAGTTTAGTGATTCTTGCTAGTTCTTCCGACATCTCGTCAGTATTTACCGTTTTGTTCGTATCTGCGAGATTTTCATAATCCTGCTTCGTTAGGTTGTTTTTTGTGATATCTCTGACATCAAATGATAATTGATGCTCTACGGCGAAATCCTTCAACTCCTTCAAGAAAGCATACCATTCGTCTCTGCTGTCCTCGTCAATTTTGCTGACAAGGTCTCTGTTGTAGTAAACTTTCATGTGCTCACCGTCGGCTAGGCTTATGCTTACCGCACCAAAAGTGTCTGCATCTTCTCTGAATTCGAACTCAAAAAACACAGCATTTCCTGGGTCTCCTGTAGCGGCACCATTCTCGTCTCCTAGTCGTATGTTGGAGAACTGTGATCTTATCTTGTTGAATAGGTCATTTGATGTTTTTGGATTCATTTTGTATTATTTAGCGCCTTTTGAACTTGAATATGGTTCCATGGAGATGAACCTGTTTGGTACGGTGTACTAGTTCAAAGTCGTTGTCAACAGCAATTTTCAGCACCTCTGCGGCAGGCACACCCACCGTTTTTGAGACGTTTTTGTCTATTACTGGTATTCGTAGATAGAGCATGGAATTGCACTTCTTAAACATGGTATCAAGCGATCGCTGTCGCGATATGGTTTTAATTTTATGGTAAACTCCAAGACAGAAGATCTGGTCATAACTTTGATAATCGTAGGTCAGGTAGTTTTTCGTTGAAAAGAATATGTTCTTTATTCCCTTTGCGTTATTCTTGGCCTGCTGTATTCTGTAAGGTTCTATGTCAAAGGCATGGACCTCTTTGAACATTTTGGACAAAGATATTGAAATCAATCCCTCTGCACAGCCAACGTCTAATGCGATGTGTGAAGGGTCTGCTTCTATCAGGTCTCTGAGATCGTTCCATCTGTCCGCAAAGTCAACGTTGCCAATCATGTGTTGACCGGTCTTGTAGTAAAGGCTATGTTTCATTATCCTGTGAACGATCCAAATATCGGCATTGGTGTTATCTCACTGGTGCGGTCAGTCCATTTCTCGAATATTTTTGGATCAAAATCTGCCAACACTTTCATCATACGTGTCATCAGTAGACACGCACTGACTAGGTCGTCGTGCTGTCCAGGTTTGGCTTTGTAACTCAATCCCGACGCCACAAAATCCTTCATCTCGGATATAAGCAGTTGCGAGTTAATTTTCATCTTGCCACCCTCGACAAGTTCTTTGAATTTTGTACATGCGTCGATCTTGTGTTTGGCTGTGGTGTTGAATCCACGTCTAAATTTCCTCCTGTGTCCTTTCCTTATGGGTTCACTGAGGAACATTCCCACAATGTTTTCTTCACCTATGTCCATCACACGCATCAAGGCGGCTTCACCTATGGTATTGTTTTCCATGCTGTAGAAAATTTGTGGAGTTGCACTGGCATCTCTCTCTAGTATTGTGTCGTGTATATGTTTGTTAATACCCTGTAAAATCCTTACCTGCTGGTTCATCGGAGTCATGTTGTGATGCCATTCTCCCACTTGCTCGAATGTTGGCAGTTCAAAAACTTGTATGGCCGCGTAGTCTCCTCCTGTACCCATGCTTGGGTCTAGTGATACCATGTAGGTGTGTCCCGGTGTTGGACGTTTGAACCAACGCACCTGTCCTGTGGTTTCTACTGGCGGTACTCCTTCCATGTCTGCAAGTGTTAAACTGCTGATCAAGGTTTCGTCAAAGATCAAGAATTCACACTCGTGTTCCCTCCTGAATCTCTCTTCGCCAATTCTGGCACGTTCCGCGTCTGCCCATGCCTCGTCCCTATCTGGGTGTTCCGACCAATGCGCCTTCATGGCATAGAAACCGTTTGTACCTGTTATCTTGTCGTTGCCATACTCATCAAATCTTTTATTTGCTTCTTTCCATATCATAGCAAATTGGTCTTCATCACTGTTCGGAGTGGATGTGATCATACACTTACCACCTGTACTCAATGTTGGTGACAGTGAAGTCCAGAACTCTTTGGCCTTTTCGGGTGGTTGCACGAACGCGAACTCATCACAGTAAATTAGCGTGAGTGACATACCCCTACCTGTGTTCTCAGTTGTTGTGGTTGCCATTATCTTTGAACCGTTGTCAAACTCTATCGAGTTCCTGTTGTATTGATTTACTCCGGCCTTTATCCAACTAGGTAACATCTCGTATGCATAACGCACCCTTGACATGATGTCAGATGCTCCTGCGTATTTGTGTGCGGCGATTAGTATCTGCGAATCTGGTCTGAACATCGCATACCATATTAGATAGCCTGAAGCACAGGTTGTCTTGCCTGTCTGTCTAGGCAACATAGCAATTGAAAACCTATGATTGTTGTAACTTTCTATCAATCTCTCTTGGTATGGGAAAGGCTGGAATGACATTTCTCCCTTAGTAGGATGCTGTATCTTCATAAATTTCTTCATGAAATACAGAGGGCCTGTTTCGGGGTTCATGCACTGCTCAAGGGCTTCTACTTGTTCCTTTGAGTATTTGTGCTTCTTATTGGCTTTCTTTATCTGATCTGAATCTAAACTAACGTATGCCATAACGTAGTATTTAAGGCTGTGATTTGAAGTTGAAAAGTATTACTTTGCTTCTTTGTCTTTGATGGCTTTTTTCATTGGTTCTTTTTTGTCGCCATCTTTGTCCATATCCAAGAAGTCAGGTTTTGCTTTTTTGGCTTCTGCCTGGTACGCTTCCTTGAAGTTCTCGTACTGATTCCTTAAACTGTTTGCAATTTCTTCCTCAGTGATTTTATCTTCTGCGTATGCCATTGGACTGTCACCGCCTGCAACTTTAGGATATGATTTTTTCTGTCTGTTCAAACCACCAGAATTTACATTTACCAAAGTGTCCACGTCTGACACTTTTTCTTGTGGCTCGTTTGCAAAAGTTTCTTCTTGTTGATCGTCTTTAGGCTTGTTAACTATGTCTCTCATTCTAGCCATGTCCATTGAACCTGTTGCGTCGTCTGGATTCATTTCTGGTTCGTCTTTCGGCTCGTCCGCGCCAATCATTTTAGCGTCTACTGGTTGCACACCTGCAAGTTTTAATATCTGCATCATCATTGATGCTTCTTGTGGAGTGTCAGTTGAAATCTGGATTGCTTCTTTAACAGTTTCTTTTT